GCAAGATGCAGGCGGCCGGCTATTTCCTGCCGGGCCTGTACAGCGAGGAGATGGGGCCGATCTTCATCGCGTCCGACGAGTCCGGTTCCGTGAGCCAGAAGGTCGTCGAGGCGTTCGCCGCCGAGATCGCGGCGATCCAGGAAGACCTGCGGCCCGAGAAGATCGTGCTGGCGCACTTCGCCGTGAACGTGGCCAAGATCGAGGAATTCGGCCCGGATGACCACTTCGAGATGAAGCGTTTTGCCAACGGTGGCACGGATTTCCGTCCCGTTATGCATAAAGCTGAGAGAATGGCAACACAGCCATGCGCGATGGTGTATCTTACCGATCTGTATGGACCGTTTCCGGAAACGCCGCCGGGTTTCCCGGTGTTATGGGTTTCGATTACTCCGGACAACATTGCTCCTTTCGGCGAAACCCTTCACATTGATTTGGACACATAATGATGAAACCGAACACTTTGCAACGTATCCTGATGGACACATATCGAGGCGGCGAGTTCGCGCACCTGAAGCGTGGCGAGGACTTGCGCGAGTGCGGCGACACGCTGTTCACGTTCCTGTATTACGAACTGGACGACGACGTGATCTTGAGCGCGAAGGCACGCGGCATCAGCCCGGCCCTGCTCGCCGTCCAGCGCCTGAATACCGCGCTGTCCGATATCGGCCATGTGATCGGCGTAATCAGCACCGGCATCCCGAGCGTGCCCGCGAAAGCGATCCGCGATACAATGCACGTGTAAGCCTGCGCTCACACTTCGCGGCCACCTTCGGGTGGCCTTTTTTACGCCTGGAGAAAAATTCATGAACAACTACGCCGCATTCATCACGCCCGAGCAGGCCCAGGCCAAGGGCGACAGCCGCACGCTCAAGGAGCTGCGCCGGCTGGCCAGGATCAAGGGGCAGTGCGAGGTTTGCGACGAGCCGATCTGGAAGTATGGCGGCTGCGGCCTGTGCTTCTCGTGCACGACAGGCGAGGCCGACGCCAGCGAGGACTATGAGCTGAAGCCATGAATGCCGTCGACGAAGAAGTCGAGCAGACCGAGTTCGATTTCGACGAGCTGTCCGACAAGGCCAAGGAGCACGCGCGCGACAAGTTCCGCGAACACCATCTCGATTACAACTGGTGGGAGTATGTGTATGACGAGGCGGCGACGACAGCCAAGCTATTCGGCATGGAGATCGGTATGCGTGCCGAGGCTCACGGCAATCGGCACGTCACGCGCATGGTTGGTGTGGTCGACATTCGCTTCAACGGCTTCTATACACAAGGCAGCGGCGCGTGCTGGTCCGGTACGATCTACACCGACCAACTGGCCGGCGCCGTCGAACGCGTCGAGCAGTTCGCACCGAATGACGACACGCTGATGCAGCTGGCGCGGATGGCCGAGGAACTGCATGCCCTAATCGCCAGCCAGCATGCGATCAACCGGCTGAGCAGCAATGGCGACCTGGATTTCCCCGACGTCGAGATGGGCATGCGCCTGACCGTGAACGGCAACGAGCGCAACTGGGGCACCAGTATCGACGGCAGTGATGTGCCGAACAATATCGAGAGGGTCGCCGATAAACTGGTCGACAGTTTCGGTGACTGGATTCACGGCCAGCTCGAAGACGAGTACGGCTACCAAATGGACGATGAGCAGATCGATGCCGCGATCGAATTCGCCGGCCTGGCGTTCGACGAAGATGGAAATGCGCTGTAAGAGTTTCCATTGAGATATACTGCGCGTTCCATATCACCCAAGGATTTACCGATGCCAAAGAACTCCCCGAAGCCCTGGGAGCTGGGCGCCGACGCGCTCGTCTCCTTCGCCGCTGCCAACACCGCTCCTGGCTATGTCGAGCCGGCCATGCGCCCGAAGACCCGCCCGGCGTCCGCCGTCACCGGTGCCAACCCGGCCAAGATCATCCCGATCGTGCCCGACCATCGCCTGCCGGCCGCGCCACTGAAGTCGTGGTCGTTCTCAAGCCTGATGGACTTCGAGCGCTGCAAGTACTACACCTTCCTGAAGCGCGTGCAGAAGATCCCCGAGCCAGAACGCCCGCTACCGCCGGGGAAGATGGAGCATGCGAACGACCGCGGCTCGCGCATCCACGACAGCGCCGAGATGTTCGTGCGCGGCAAGAAGCCGTTCAACCCGGAGCTGCGCGCGTTCGAGACCGAATTCCACGCGATGCAGGGAATGTTCAAGCAGGGCATGGTGTCGCTCGAAGGCGAGTGGGGCATGGACGAGAACTGGGAACCGGCTGACTGGAACAATGCGTGGCTGCGCCTGAAGCTGGACGCCCTCGTGTTCAAGTCCGAGACCGAGGCCGTCATCATCGACTACAAGACCGGCCGCAAGTTCGGCAACGAGGTCAAGCACGGCGAGCAGGTGCAGCTGTACCAGCTGGTGACGTTCCTGCGCTATCCGAAGCTGGAGACGGCGCACGTCGAGCTGTGGTATCTGGACCAGGACGAGATCACGTCGATGACGTTCCACCGGCACCAGGGCCTGCGCTTCCGGCAGAAGTGGGACGCGCGCGCGACGAAGATGGTCAGCGCGGTCGACTTCCCGCCGAATCCGAACATGTTCAACTGCAAGTACTGCATGTACGGCCCGAAGGGCGCCGGTATCTGCGAGAAAGGGGTGTTATGAATGTAGGTATCGACTGGTTATTCACTGATGATTCGGGTGGTTTCCAGTTTGTGCCGCATTACTGGAAATCCGTCTTAGGTTGTGGCGAGCGCGAACGTTTCTACAAGGACGCCGTGGTGCATCGTGACGAGGCATTGAGTCGCAAAGTCCAATGCCAGCTCGCCGGTCGCAAGACCGAAGCCGAGCACTGGCATTCGCGTATGCGCTTTCTGGAAAACAGTTTCAGGATACCATCAGTAGGAGAGATCGATGGCAGCAGTACCTAAACCGGCCAAAGCGCCGGCTGTCAAGGCCATGAAGCACCAGGCCGAATCGCTGAAAGTCTTTGCGAAGGCTAGTCCTGTGCGCCTGTTCGACATGAGCGATCCGGGCACCGGCAAGACCTTCGTCGAGATCATCGCGTTCGACAAGGCGCGCAAGAAGGGCGAGGCTCTGCTCGTGCTGGCGCCGAAGTCGCTGCTCGAATCGGCGTGGGCCGAGGACATCATGAAGTTCGCGCCGCACCTGAAGGTCTCCGTGGCCTGGGCCGAGAACCGCGAGGAAGCGTTCACGGTGGCTGCCGACGTGTACGTGACGAACCACGATGCGGTGAACTGGCTGGCCAAGAAGCCGAAGACGTTCTTCAAGCGCTTCGTGCGCGTCGTGGTGGACGAGTCGACGGCATTCCGTAACCCGACCACGCAGCGCAGCAAGGCACTCAACAAGATCAAGCTGCATTTCCGCGACCGTATCGCCATGTCCGGCACGCCGAACCCGCGCTCGATCACGGACATCTTCAATCAAGTGATGTTCGTCGATGACGGCAAGCGCCTGGGCCAGAGCTTCTATGCATTCCGCCAGGCCGTGTGCGCGCCCGTGCAGGTCGGCCCGCGCCGCGAGATGGTGCGCTGGGAAGACAAGGAAGGCGCCGAGGAAGCCGTGTTCGCGCTGCTGGCCGACATGACGATCCGCCACTGCTTCCAGGACTGCATCGACATTCCGGAAAACTTCCAGTACACGATGCCGTACAAGATGCCGACCAAGCAGCTGCGCGCGTACAAGGAGATGGCGATGACCCAGCTCGCGGCCGTGCAGGGCAAGGTGATCAATGCCATCAACGCGGCGGCCGTGCGCACCAAGCTGCTGCAGATCGCGTCCGGCGCCGTGTATGAGCACAGCGAACAGTATCATCTCGTCGACGCCGGCCGTTACGAGCTGGTGATGGATCTGGTCGAGGACCGTAAGCACTCGATCGTGTTCTTCCTGTGGCAGCACCAGCGCGATTTCATGGTGGCCGAAGCCGAGAAGCGCGGCATCAAGTACTGCGTTATCGACGGCAAGACGCCGGTGAAGCAGCGCAATGAGATGGTCAAGGACTATCAGGCCGGCTTCTATCAGGTCCTGTTCGCGCACCCGGCCAGTGCTGCGCACGGCCTCACGCTCACGCGCGCCACCACGACGATCTGGCCATCACCGACCGACAACCTGGAGTGGTTCGTGCAGGGGAACAAGCGCGCGTTCCGCAACGGCCAGAAACAGAAGACCGAGACGATCATCGTGCTGTCGGACGTCGCAGTCGAGCAGGCGGTCTACAAGAACCTGATGGGCAAGGATGCGCGCATGGGCAACCTGCTCGACCTGTTCGCGGGGCTGTGATGGCGATTTCAGGCAACCGCGCCCAGTTCGAGACTGCGCTGCAGTCCGTGTGCATGGCACACCGGATGAATCGGGATGATTTCATCGAGGCGCAGCAGGATGTCATAACTGGCCACGTCATGCTGACGTTCAAGGCGCCGGTGTTCAGCCCGGACATGGTCGTGCTCGCGAACAAGATCCACAGTCTACTGAACGACGAGTTCCGTGGTGAAGTCGCCCGCGCCGCCGCTCCTGCCTTGTCGGCGGGCGCCGCCACGCTGGCCGATGCCATTCTCAATCCAAAGCTGAGGATCATTACGATTGACCCAGCGGCATACAACCTGAAGGAGTACCTATGACCGAAACCTCCGCGAAGATCGTGCTGCATTCTGTCGCACATACTCACGATCACCCGCTCGTCACGATGCAGCTGGTTTATCCACGCTTCATCCACAGCGAGTTCATGACGCACCGCGTCTTCTCGCGCAATGCCATGTCCTCGCGTGCCGTGCCGGTGGCGAAGATGATCGAGCAGGTGCGCACCAATCCAGCCATGCCGATCCACTGGGGCGCCAACCAGCCGGGCATGCAGGCGAATGGCGAGGTGAATGCCGAAGCCAAGCAAGACGCGCAGATTCTGTGGTATCAGGCTGCGAATATCGCTGCCAATGTGGCCGAGGTCATGAGTCGCGACCTGGGCCTGCATAAACAGGTCGTGAACCGCATCCTGGAGCCGTACCAGTGGATGCACACGATCGTGACCGCCACCGAGTGGGACAACTTCTTCTCGCTGCGCCTGGATGCGGCGGCCGAGCCGAACATGCGCCGGCTGGCTGAGGTCATGCGCGACGCGATCAAGGATTCGAAAGCCGTCGAGCGTACCTTCCATGCGCCGTATGTCAGCGACGACGAGATGAAGCAGTTGAACCCCGAGCAGGCGGCGTTGGTGAGCGCGGCGCGCTGTGCCCGCGTGTCGTACCTGAATCATGACGGTACGGCGCCGAGCATCGAGAAGGACCTTGCACTGGCCGATACGCTACGCACTAGCCAGCACGCCAGTCCATTCGAGCATCAGGCATGGGCGCTCTCCGAAGCCTATTACCACTCGCGCAATTTCCGTGGCTGGGAACAGTTCCGCGAACGTATTACACTCTGAAACTCCCGCGCCTAATCCTGGGCGCCGGTATGCCTCGCAACCGAAACGAAAGGAGATGTCCCAGATGGGATGGTCCACCGCAACGAAGACTGCAGTACCCAAGCCCCGAGCAGCGCGTGATATCCGTGAAGTAGTCCGCGACACTGTTGCTCCAATCCGCAACAACACCCGCCTGCACAAGCCCGACTGGGACCGGCTGGTGACGCTCGACTTCGAGACGTTCTACGACGCCGACTATACGCTGCGCAAGCTGTCGACGTCCGAGTACATTCGCGATGAACGCTTCCACGCGCAGATGGTGGGCCTCAAGATCGGCAAGAAGGCAGTCAAGGATGTTCCGGCCAATCGCATTGGCGAAGCACTGGGCGAGATCGACTGGTCGACGCATTCGCTGCTCGCGCACCATACGAATTTCGATGGCTTCATCCTGTCGCAGAAGTATGGCGTCAAGCCATTGTTCTACTACGACACGCTGTCGATGGCGCGCGGCCTGCACAGCAACGACATCTCGGCCAAGCTGGATGACGTTGCCCAGTACTACGGCGTCGGCAACAAGATCGCTGGCGTGCTGGATTCGGCCAAGGGCATTCGCGATCTGCCGCCGACCCTGTACAAAGCAATGGCTGCGTACTGCAAGGAAGACGTGCGCCTCACGTTCGAGATCTTCAAGATGATGCTGGAGCGGTATCCGCATGACGAGATCGAGCACATCAACCTGACCTGTCGCCTGTTCTGCGATCCGATCCTGAAGGTCGATTTGCCGCTGGTCGAGAAGGAACTGGCGCGCGAGATCGCCTACAAGGAAGCGCTGCTGCTGTCCTCGCTCGGCACCGAGAAGCAGATCGAGAAGATGATCAAGACGGGCGTGCCGGCCGAGAAGGAGGAGTTGAAGAAGCTCAAGGACAAGGGCATCCTGGAGCCGACGCCGCGCGATATCCTACTCACACGCGCGAAGATCGCCATCTCGCGCGACAAGGTGTTCGCCGACATGCTCGAAGCGAACGGTGTCGAGCCGCCGATGAAGATCTCGCCGGCCTATTTCAAGAGCCGCGACCCGGAAAAGAAATGGGCGTATGCGTTCGCCAAGACCGATCTCGCATTCACGTCCCTGCAGGAGCACCCGTCGCAGAAGATACGCGACCTCGTCGAAATGCGCCTGTCGGTCAAGTCTACGACGAATGAGACGCGCGCCGGTCGTTTCCTGAAGGCCGGTGCGGGTGGTGCCGCGCTGCCGGTGTACCTGAACTATTACGGTGCGCATACCGGCCGCTGGTCGGGCGGCAACAAGATGAACATGCAGAACCTCAAGCGCGAGGACCCGGACGATCCCGAGAACACCGGCATCCTGCGCAAGTCGATCCTGGCGCCGAAGGGCCACAAAGTCGTGGTCGTCGACTCCGGACAGATCGAGGCGCGCGTGAATGCATGGCTGGCCGGACAGGAAGACCTGCTGGATGCATTCCGACTGGCCGACGCTGGCCGCGACCGCGACGCCTACTGTAAGTTCGCTGACAAGATCTACGGCCGGCGCATCGAGAAGAAGGACAAGCTGGAGCGCTTCGTCGGCAAGATCGCCGTGCTGGGCCTGGGCTACCAGATGGGCGCCAACAAGTTTCAGAACACGCTGGCGCTAGGTACGATGGGTCCGCCGGTGTTCTTCGAGGAAGCGCTGTGCAAGTCCATCGTGAACACGTACCGGCGCGAGAACTACAAGATCGCGCAGTTCTGGGACTTCTGCAGCAAGACCATCCTGCCGCAGATGGCGCGCGGCATCGAGGGCGAGTACAAGTGTCTGCGTTGGGAGAAGGACCGTATCTGGCTGCCGAACGGCATGGCGCTGAAGTATCCGAACCTGCGCTGCGAGCGCAACGAGGATACGGGCTGGGACGAGTGGAGCTATGACCGCAAGGGCGAGCGCGCCAAGATCTACGGCGGCCTGCTGACCGAGAACATCGTCCAGGCGCTGGCGCGGATTATCGTCGCCGACCAGATGCTCGTGATCGACAAGATGGGCCACCGGGTCGTCACGACCACGCACGACGAGGTCGTGACCGTCGTGAAGAATGCGCGCGCCGAGAAGTGCTACAAGGACATGCTGCGCGTGATGCGCACGCCGCCTGCGTGGTGCGCCGATATCCCGTTGAACTGCGAGGGTGGCTATGCCGATAATTACTCTAAATGACCTACTGAATGGCGGCGCACGCGGCCTGGGCATGCAGATCAAGGTCGCGCCCGAGAATCTGGCACGGCTGGCGGAACTGAAGCCCGGCGAGGCGTTCGACCTAACCTACGAGATTACCTGTCAGGATGCTGGTGCCGGTGCGTCGGCGCAGCTCCAGGTTCGCTTGAATGATCCTTCGGACTTGTTCGCGGGTCATTCGATCGTCGCCGTGCTGGGCAACCTGCTGGCGCAGATCGTCGAGGCGAGGCTCGGCAATGGATGACCTGATCCTCGCCATCGAGCATCTGGTCCGTGCTGGCTATACGCTGCATATCGCGCCCAACGACGAGCCGATCACGAATATCCGGCAAGTCGTGGTTTCCGCATACGGGCCGACTGGCTCATGTGGCGAGTTTGCATTGACCGTGCAGGAAGCGCTGAGCCGTGTCATCGCCAAGATCGCCGAGGTGCGGCTGAGTGACAATGTGCCGCCGAAGCCGATGACGCCAGAGGAGGTCGAGGCGTCACTGAAGCGTCTGGGCATTCCCTCCCGTGGCTCGCCCTGACCAGTCCGTAAAACAAAGCTGTACATTTCATAAAAGAAAGGATTACAATCATGCCCGCAGGCAGCAATCGTGTCGTCAAGAAGGGTCCGGCGCCCATCGGTCTCCAGATCGACGCGCTGTACAAGCTGAAGGAAGAATTGCGCGCGCATCAGGCCAAGGAGGAGGCGATCAAGCTGAAGATCGCCGACGCCGAGGAGAAGCTGATGGCGACGATGGAGGAGCAGGGCGTCGACAAGTCGACCGGCAAGTCCGCCACGGTATCGATCTCCGAGACCGTGACCGGCAACGTCACCGACTGGGACGTGTTCGGCGCCTACATCATCAAGACGAAGCAGATGCACCTGCTGCAGCGTCGTATCAGCGATCCGGCAATTCGCGAGCTGTTCGCGCTCAAGGGCACCATCCCTGGCGTCGAACCGTTCACGAAGAAGCGCCTGAACGTGCGCAAAGTCGCCGAGAAGTAATCTGCGACTCATCACTCACCGCCGTGAGGCGTCGGTATAACTAAACCCGTTAAATCCACAAGGAAGAAACATGGCAACTCGCAAACCCGCAGCAGCTCCGGCCGCCAAGCCCGCCACCAAACCCGGCACCGCCGTCGCAGTCAAGGGCAAGGCATCCGGCGGCGCACTGGTGTCGATCAAGGACCAGATGGCCGCCGAACTGGCTGCGCTGGGCGACCGTACCGCACCGGCCGGCGGCGACAAGATCCAGCTGAAGAACGACAAGACGTTCAACCTGCCGGACGGCACCAAGGCGAACCAGCTGGAAGTCGTGATCGTCGACTTCATCGCGACCAACAACTTCTACGAAGGCGCCTACGACAAGGACAACATCCAGCCGCCGGCCTGCTTCGCCATCGGCCAGGTCATCAGCCAGATGGTCCCGAGCGACAACTCGCCGGTGAAGCAGTCGGACGCCTGCGCCACCTGCCCGATGAACCAGTTTGGCTCGTCCGGCAACGGCAAGGCATGCAAGAACATGCGCCGCCTTGCCGTGCTGCCGGCCGATGCCGATGCCGACACGCCGCTGCTGGTCCTGGACGTGTCGCCGACCGGCCTGAAGTCGTTCGACGGCTATGTCAAGTCGGTCGCCGCGAAGTTCAACATGCTGCCGATCGGTGTCGTCACCACGATCACGATGGACCCGAACGCCGACTATCCGTCGCTGCGTTTCGGCGATCCGCAGCCGAACGAGAACATCGAAGCGCACTGGTCGCGCCGCACCGAGGCACTGGAGCGCATCACGCAGGAACCGGACGTGTCGAGCTATGCGACTCCGCAGCCGCCCAAGGGCCGCGGTGCACCGGCGCGCAAGCCGGCCACCGCCGTACGTCGTTGATCGGGCGGTGTAATGGAAAAGGTTCGTCAGTGGCATGTGACCGAGGCGCTATCGTCAATGAGGCGTCTGCACGAACTCATTGACGAGCTGACCGAGGAAGAAGTACTGGCGGCGCTCGAATTGGAGTCGGGTTCGCAGCGTCGTTCCTCGATCGTGGACCGGCTTATCTCCCGAGCCGTACGGCTCAATGAACTCAAATACTCAAAACAACTGAAGGAAAAATATCATGGCACGTCAATCGTCGAAAATCCTGTCCGCCGCTGACCAGAAGGCCGCTGCTGTCGCTAACAAGAGCGCGTTGAAAGAAGCTGCTTCGGCGCTCAAGGCCGCCGCATCGGCCCTGGCCGCGCACAAGAAGGAAGCCGACAAGACGCTGAAGTCGGGCGAGAAGGAAGAAATCGCGGCGAACAAGGCGGCGGCGAAGAAGCAGAAGGAGCTGGAGTCGGCCGTGGCCAAGGCCGAGAAGATGCTGGCCAAGGCGCCGAAGAACGAGCTGGGTGTCGCCAAGAACGCACTGAAAGCCGCCCAGGCCGACCTGAAGGTTCACATCAAGCAGGTCGCCGAGGATAACAAGGCCCGCACCAAGGCCGCCCGCGACGCCGCCAAGGCTGCTGCCGCCAAGGCGAAGGAGCTGGACAAGGCGCACGCCATCGCTGCCAGAGTGCACGCCAAGTTGACGCCAGCCGCTGCATAAGCACGCGCGCACATCGTCTGGACCCTGCGTGCGCGCAGGGTTTATTTTCGCTTGGAATAAAGGAAGGTCATGCCGCCAAAGAAGGAAAAATTCGATCACGTGATGATCGACCTGGAAACGCTGGACACGCTCCCGCATGCCGTGATCCTGTCGATCGGCGCGGTGAAGTTCAACGAGAAGAACATCGACGACGCCGCGTTCTATCGCGTCATTACGATCCAGTCCAATCTCGATGAGCACCGCACCATCAGCCCCAGCACGCTGCGCTGGTGGCTCGACCAGGATGCCAAGGCCAAGGCCGTGTTCGACCACAAGGAGCAGGTCTCGCTGGGCGACGCGCTCGATGAACTGCGTGTCTGGGGCGGCTCGCCGCTCGAATGGGAGTGCATGAAGGTTTGGGGCAATGGCTCGGACTTCGACTGCTCCATGCTGGCGCATGCGTACGGCCAGCAGGGCACGCCGTGGAAGTTCTGGAACACGCGCTGCTTCCGTACGGTCAAGTCGATGGAAGCTGCCCGCGCCGTGCCTAAGCCCGCCAATCCGGCCGCCCACAATGCGCTGGCCGACGCGCTCGCGCAAGCCCAGCACCTCCAGGCCATCTGGGCCGCCGGGATCGGCAAGTGAAGAACTTCCTGGCCGCCTTTGGCGCGTTCTGGCTGATGTTTATCCTGGCCGGCGCGCTGAAACTCGTCGAGTTCCGCGTGTACGCGGGCGAGGCTCCCATTCCCAAATATTTTTGCGAGGCAGATTCATGACCGTCACCACCCATACCGACGTACAACAGACCCTGTCCGAGCGCGGTGAGCGCTATGGCTCATTCGAGTACCATGCCGCGATCGCACAGGACCTGCAGGATGTGATGCGCAATGCGAATTACGGCAAAGGCTGGAACAATCTCGCTGCGGATCAACGCCAGGCGCTGACTGTCATCGCCGATAAGATCGCGCGCATGCTCAATGGTGATCCGAACTACCGCGACAACTGGCATGACATCGTTGGTTATGCCAAGCTGGTCGATGACCGTATGGCGTGCGCTGAACTGGATGCGAAGGCCGAGGTATTGTTGGCGCAGCAGGTCAAGACCAGCGCCCGGCGCCGCGCATGAGCAAGCCCGAGACCACGTTCACGGCTGGCGTGCACAAGCACCTGCCGCCGGGCCGCGAAGACCCGTACTGGATGAAAAACAACAATCTGTACACGTCCGGCATCTGGGACGTGTGGTACTCCGGGCCGTTCCGCGATCTGTGGGTCGAGTACAAGTTCATCGAGCTGCCCAAGCGCGACGATACGATGATCGATTTCGGTTTGTCCGAATTACAGAAGCAGTGGGGCCGCGACCGTGAACGTGAAGGCCGCAATCTCGCTGTGATCGTTGGTTGTAAAGAAGGTGGCGTGATCCTGCGTGGCCCGAGTGTGTGGGAACCTACGATGACTCGTGAACGCTTCGCAGGGCTACTTGTTTCGCGCAAGAACATCGCCCAGTGGATCATGGACTTCACCGTGACAGGCAACGTATGAACTTTCTCCCACTTTTCACCACGGCGCGGGTCGTGCGCTCGTCGTACCAGATCGTCTTGACGATCTGGTTGTTCTATCACCTCGTCAAGCGCATCAACGAGCGGCAGGGGCCACGGCACCGCAGCCCGCGCTATAGCGGTCGCGATGGCCGGTGGCTGGACGTCGGCTAGCATGGCGCGGGCACGCAAGACCGGCGCGACGCCAAAGGATGACTGGACGCCACGCAACCAGGAGGATGCACTCGAACAGGGCTGGGGCGTGTTCGAGTGCATCGACGAGAAGACGCGCAAACTGTTCCTGATCCTTCAGGCGGAAGGCCCGCGCTTCGACAGTGACAACGATGCGCGCGCGTTCGTTAAGACCCAGTCGGAGCAGGGCGACGCGCTCGCGACCCGAGCCATGCGCGCGGTATTTCTCAGCATGGCCGGAAAGGCGAAGGCAAAATAAATGACACTGACCAAAGAGCAGATCGAAGCGATTCACCGGAACAAACGCATCCAGCCCTACATCGCCCGCATGGGCCAGTCGGTCGGGTTCCTGTGGAACCAGCTGGGCATTGAAGCGCGCACCGCCGTGATGGACATGGTCGACGGCTCGCCGGGCCTGGATGAGAAAATCGTCGAGTGGGCGATCGAGTTCGACGAGGTGTGGGAAGCGCGCGGGAAGATCCTCAACAACGATCAAGTCGGCGACTTCATGGACCAGATCACGAACTTCACCGACGCCAAGATCAAGGCTCTCGTCGCCGAGGCGCGGCTTACACAATAAAGGAATACCATGAAAAAAGATCCGTTGTATGAGGTGATCTTCGACATCGCCTCGAACCTGTCCGCGCATTTATACCAGCTCGGTGATGGCGAGCGCGATGCGCTGATGGATGCCGTCGATGGTTCGCGCGGCCTGTGCTTCAATCATGCCATTCCGTGGGCGAAGGAGTTCCAGGAGAAGTGGGCCGCGAGATCGGACGATGAGATCGACTACCTCATCGAGATTGACAGGTTTGTCTCCAACAAGGTCGCGGCGCTGCGTGAAGTAGCGCGCTGTGTCGTGTCGATCCAGGTCGTGCCGACGGTACAGCGTTCTGATGAAGTTGGAGCCCAGTTCGACGGGCCAGACGAACACACGACGCATTGGTCCGTGTACGAGCGCAATGCCGATGGCACGGTGCGTTGGGTCGCGGACTTTGGCCGTAATGACGAAGCCCTGGCCATGCTGTTCGCCCAGGGACATGCTGAGCGACTGGGCGTATCGATCGAGGCGCAGCCGTGGAAGGTGCAGAAACAGGCCGAAATCATCATGAAGGAGGTGGCGCCGGCCGAGCGATTTCATGTCGCATGCCGAATCGCCGTTGATGCACCAACTCCTCGCGATGCTGCGCTGAAGGCGCGCGAACTCCTGCTACAGCCAACTAACGCGGCCGTGTTCGATGTACATGACGAGCTTCGCGGTCCGATCCATCGCATCGATCTTTCGGAGACCAGCGATGGTAACTAAGAAAATCAACGAGGCCAAGTTCACGGCCTGGACTACGACGGGCATGAAGATCGATATGACGGGGAATATCCCTGGCTGCGCGCTCGAACTGTTCGGCTATATTCACGGCGCGGGCAATCGTGAGAAGATCCTCAAGCTCATGCAGGAACGTCACGAAAAACTCAAGGAGCAGGGTGTATGAAGGGCACTCTCCAGCAGCGGTTCGAGGCGAAGATTTACAAGACCCAAACCTGCTGGATATGGACTGGTGCACTAATTCCGAAAGGTTACGGGATGATTGGTAAAGACGGCGGGCGTGAACTCGCTCATCGCGTCGCGTATGAATTATTCATCGGGCCGATCCCAGAAGGAATGTTCGTCTTACACCGTTGTGACAACCGGCGTTGCGTAAATCCGAAGCATTTGTTCCTTGGTACAAATACCGACAATATGCAGGACATGATCGCAAAAGGTCGTGCTCGGCATATTCGCGGTGAAGAATGCAGTTTCGCCAAACTCAATGCCGAACTCGTGCGCAGTATCCGTATTGATACACGTACCTGTGAAGCCATCGCTACAGAACTTGGCCTTAGCGCGACCACCGTGGAACGTGCTAGGAGCCGTAAAACATGGAGGCATATTCAATGAGTAAAGAGTTTCGCCCTATGCTGGCCGGCACGCCGGACAGCAACGACGACATCAAGTTCCCTTGTCTGGCCAGCCCGAAGCTCGATGGCATCCGCGCGGCGAACAAGAACGGCAAGCTGCTGTCGCGCTCGCTGAAGCTGATCCCGAACAAGCTGGTACAGAGCATCCTCAGCATGCCCGAGCTGCACGGCCTGGACGGCGAACTGATCTGCGGTCCGGTGAACGATCCGAACGTCATGCAGAACACGTCGACTGTCGTGATGTCGATCGAGAAGCAGCAGCCGTTCGAGTTTCACGTGTTCGATTTCTGGGACAGCACTGAAGGCAAGCGTGACCGCCTGATCCGAGCCGGCAGTGTGCTGCTGTCGATCCAGAAGCGGTGGCGCGACCTCGTCACCGTCCAGCGCCTGCTGGGTGCGCCGCGCGAGATCATGAGCCATCTTGAAAACTGTCCGCTGCGCTTGGTGCCACACAAGCTGATCGAGACGCTGGACGAGCTGGAAGCATTCGAGGCCGAGTGCCTGGAGGCCGGTTACGAGGGCGTGATGGTGTGCGCACCGGACGGCGCCTACAAGTACGGCCGCAGCACGGTGAAGGAAGGTGGGCTGCTCAAGCTGAAGCGCTTCTCGGATGCCGAGGCGATTGTCGTCGGCTTCGAGGAAGAAATGAAGAACGAGAATACCGCGCAGGTGAACGAGTTGGGCCGCACGAAGCGCAGCACGGCCAAGGCCGGTCTCACCGGCAAGGGCACGCTCGGCGCGTTCGTGTGCAAGCGTGTGTTCGTCAACGAGAAGGGCAAGTACGTACTGTCCGACTACACCTTCAACATCGGCACCGGCATGACGGCCGAGTTTCGTGCCAGCGTGTGGGCGAACCGCGATGCGCACATGGGCGCCATCGTGAAGTTCAAGCACTTCGAGCATGGCGTCGTGGACGCGCCACGTCACCCGGTGTTCCTGGGCTTCCGTGCACCGGAAGATATGTCATGAATTCGAATGACGAGAACTTCGAATGGTACAAGTCCGGCGTGTATGTGGCACATGACTCTGCTGGTGTGCCCATGCTGGAGACCATGCAGAATTCAGCGCACGGTGCACGGGCGAGCTTGATTGGTCGGCTTCAATGCCGCTGGGAGCCACTGCGTGAGCAAGGGTACACAATCCAGGAATACGTGCCGGCCATCCCGGTCCTGACCGACGTGATCAAGGTCGGCGATCAGGTGGCCGTGGCTACTGAGGCGCGCTGGTATTATCCGGCCGCTGGGGATGTCGCACCGCTGGGTGTTACTGTGCAGCTACTCACGCGCGGCGGTGTTGCCGTACGCGGCGTATGGAACGACCTGGGCGACTACATCGCATGGGCGCCGATGATCAAGCGCGACAAGGACCTGGAAGCGAGGTTAGGGCTATGAGTACGACACCATTTCCTGCCGGGGCCGTTCCCGGCATCGTCGTAGAAGAACCGGCTGCGCCTGTCACGGCGCAGAGCAAACTTGATGAGGCCGTCGAGCTTATCATCCAGGCGCAGCGCTTCAACTCGAACATGCAGCGCAAGCACAAACTTGGCAGCGTCGAATGGCATGAGCATGAAGCCATCGACGACCGCCTGCACGATGCCCTCGCGGCGCTGGGGCAATGATGAATCCGAGGCCCTATACCGTCCTGCTGCTGCGTCCGGACACTGACTGGGATGGCGTGCCGGCCGACTGGGTATTGCGCATGCACGTCGATGTGACTAGCGTTGACGCGACCGTCGTTAGGGAAGCGATCGAGGCTGCTATCTGGACGGCAGTTCGCAAATATTACACAGGCCCTGATGGTGATCTGCTGGCTACGTTCGGCGACTTCGCCGTGCTCGCTGTCTTCCCCGGTCATGTGACCGATCTTTACGACCCTCGAAGGAGATTGATTTGAACCTCACTGCTTACGTCCCGTTGGCCCTGCGTACCGAGAAGCAGCTACCCACTGTCGCCGCCCGGCTGTCGCATGCTGCACTGGGCCTACTCACTGAAAACGGTGAGATCGTCACATCGGTCAAGCGCATTGTCATCTACAACAAACCGATGGATACGCCGGACGACAAGGGCAAGACTTTGCGCGATCATATGGCCGAGGAAATCGGCGATGCGTTCTGGTATGTCGCCATCGCGACCGATGCGCTGATGCTCGATCCGGTATTGCTGCTGTACCCGTCGTCCGCCGACAACGTGATCCGTCCGATCTCAGACCTGTCGTTCGAACTGGGTGGCTATGTTGGCCGGTTTGCCGATACCATTCGCTTTATGACGCACGGTATCGATGTCACTCCGTTGTCGAATGAGCGCGTGATCCTGCGGAACTCACTGGCTAACATCGTGCGCATACTGAACCAGTTCTGCATCTCGCTGGAGATCGACCTGGGTACCGTGCTGCAGGCGAACATCGACAAGCTGCGCGAGCGTTTCCCGAATGCGTACAGCGACGAAGCCGCGGAAGCCCGGCTTGACAAGGGCGGCCTGGACGCGCGCAACTCATGATCCGCTGGCTGAAGTGGTGGCTCTGGGATTCGCGCCGGTGCAAGCATGAACCGGGTGAGTGGTACATGACCGATTACGGCATGGGCAAGGTGCGGTACTGTCGCAAATGTTTCCGCTGCATCGACCGCATCTAAGTCCTGGCTTCTTCATGCCGCGCGTGCGCGGCATCTGGAAACCGACTGGAGGAAAAATGAACGAACAAGAGCAACCGGGTGCGCATCACCTGACGCCGGAGAACATCGCGGCGACCATCAAGGACCTGCGCGAGATCGAGGACGGCACCACGCTGTTTCCTGTCGAGAACCGCGACTGGTGCACCATGGCCGGCGTGCTGGCCCGGATCATCGAGCACCTCGCCCGCCGCGCAGAGCCGAGCGTAACCGAGCAGGTAGATGCCCGGCACGACAACTTGCGCGACAACATCGGGCAGGCCATTTCTGACTATATTGATGATTACACGGACGAAGTGGGTAATGTTTTAATCGTGTGCCGTGACGCGGATGAAATTGGTGCGTTGGTCGATAAAATCATGGCGTTGATCACCTCCAGCGCGGCACGGGAGAATCCATGACCTTCGAAAAAGCATCGTGGGCCGTTGGCCTGAACTTCGTGATCGGCGTGCTCGTGATGATCGCCATCGATGACGATGAACGGACCGTGTGGCGCTGGCTGATGCGGTGCCCGTATTTCCTACTGTTCGTGCTCGTGATGGAGTGCTGGCCGCTGCTGGTGCCGGCCATCCTGGTCAAGCGCCTCGTTGACGAGACGCACGGAGAATAAGGGCTCGTGCCGCGCGCCCGTCTCCAAGCGCGGCGAATCTACCAGGGAGTAACATGATCCATCCAACCGTTGGCCGCATCGTGTGGTACCGTCCGGACGAAGCAGATCTCAATGGCGGCGCCGAGCCGCCGATGCAGGTAGTTTTCGATGCAGATGGCCCGCAGCCACTGGCTGCGCAGATCGTCGCTGTGTATGGCCCGCGCATGGTGAGTGTGGTGCTGTACGATGCCGACGGCCGCCATTACGCGCGCACGAGCGTCATGCTGATGCAGGGCGACGCTGAAGACCCGCCAATGTCCGGCCGCTACGTCGAATGGATGCCATACCAGCAGGGGCAGGCCAAGCGTCACGAGATCGGCAACACGGCCGGCAATATGATCAGCACGACGGCGGCCGCGTCGATCTCGCACGGTGAATACCAGACCGAGATCGCGATCCAGGTGGCCGGTGCGACTGCGCCGCGCATTAAGCCCGAGGACGTGCTAGCCGCGATCGATAGCGAGACGTACACCATCACGCCGTCTGGACGCACGACGATCTGCGAGTTGACGCTGACGAACGGCTTCACCGTGCGTGGCGAGTCGTCGGTCGTGAGCATGGAGAACTTCGACGAAGCCATCGGCCGCACCGAGGCGCGCAAGAAGGCGATCGACAAGGTGTGGGAGCTGGAAGGCTACCGCCTGATGCAGAAGCTGTATGAGCAGCGTACGATGCCGGGCGATTCGGTCCGTGACGAGCGTGCCCGTATCGACCGGATCGCCCGCGTGTGCCACGAAGTGAACCGGGCCTACTGCGCCGCGCTGGGCGACAATAGCCAGCCGGCATGGGACGATGCGCCGTCCTGGCAGCGCGAGTCGGTGCGCATGGGCGTCGACCTGCACCTGATGGGCGACTTCGGCCCGGAAGCCTCGCATCTGTCGTGGATGAACGAGAAGTACAACACTGGCTGGGTCTACGGCGAAGTGAAGGACCCGGAGAAGAAAGAGCATCCATGCCTCGTGCCGTTCGACCAGTTGCCGAAGGAACAGCAGGCCAAGGATTATATTTTCCGCGCAGTCGTTCACGCACTGCGTTAAACCGGGCCGGCCTTGCGCCGGCTTTCTTTTGGAGCCTCTTATGGCACGCTTTCAAATCGTCGTCGGCAACCTGGGCACGGTCATCGACACCGCGATCCACCTCCATGCCATCCGGTCGTTCAACGACTACAAGACCATGTCCATGATGGGCAAGGGTCGTGTCGGCGGCGAGTCGGTCACGATGTACGTGGACGGCGAGCCGGACCCGCACTTCACGTACGAGCCGCTGACCAACGAAGCCGACGGAGCATAAGAACGTAGAAAGCCGCTTAGACGCGGCTTTCGCTATTCGCGAATCGCGAATTCAATTCCAGGGCCATGCCTATGCACATGGGACGCAGAGTCCACAATTCTGTGGCCAATCCCAGTGCACAACGCACAATGCGCAATGCCCGCCCTCACGTGCACATGCCACGGCCGCCGGCGCCACCCACACGCGGTCTTCCATTCTTCCTTCCATTCACTGGAAACCCTATTTATATACCTATTCTTCTATCCTTCTTATTTTTTCTATATAAATAATAGATAATAATAGAAGAATAGAAGAAGATATATAAATCAAGCACTTAGCGCTTCCAATCGGCCCGAAACTTCCGAAGGTTCAATCGACCGCATTCGTCGCCGCAGACGCATTACCAGCCGCATCGAACAGCGCGTTGGCGGGCATCGCGTTCAGGGCGAAGGTCTTGAACTGCTCCGCGCCACCGACCGTGCGCGCCGCCTCGCCCAGCTGCTCGATCGTCGGGCCGACCAGCGCGCCCACGCCCAGCCCGCCGCGATACACGTCCTTGGCAGCATCCACGCCGAACTGGCCGACACCGAACAGGCCCGCGCGCTGCACTTCGTAGAACAGGTAGTCGGATGCGTCCCAGCCCTTTTTCCAGTCCGGCTGGTCGCCGCCACCGACCAGCATGCCCTTGATCGTGTCGGCCGCCAGCATGAAGGGCACGTAGCCTGCCAGCGCGTAGGCCGGGCCGATGTTGCCGAAGCGGACCTCGTTGGCCACGCGCTTGAGGATCGTTTCCTGGAACGAGTAGACGAACTGCTTCAGGTGCGCGAGCAGCGCGAAGTGCGGATCGTTCATCCATATGGGCTTGTGCGCCGCGTTCGGCCGCAGGATCGCGCCATCGACCCACTTGTTGATCGCCAGCGTCATCTTGTCGGCCGCTGCCTGGGCCTTGTCCGGCGCCATGTCGGCCGCTTCGAACTCACGCGCGGTCATCAAGGGCTGGCCATTCTTCACGCGGATCTCGTTCGGCTTGAAACCCAGTTCGGCCAGCCACCGTGGCGAGTGCGTCGAGGCCGTGCCGTCAGCATGACGGGCCAAAAAGCCTACAGCGGCTTGGGTTGCTGCAACCCTCATCGACGTGTTGTACTGCTCCATCAGGTTGTACTTGAAGAACGTATCGTTCAGTTTGCGGCCCCACGTGCTGGTCATGCCCTGGCTGAAGCTGGTGCCGAGGTTGTGCATCAGGACGGCGTTGTCGATCACACCCAGCTGCGCGGCCAGATCGGTCCAGCTGTCGGACTTGGCGTCCTTCCTGAAGTTCTTCGGCATCTCGGCGAAGCCGCGCTTCATCGCCGCGAACGTGTCGCGCATGCTGCCGCCGCGAACCAAGATGCCCATCGGGTCGATCACCGACGAGAAGATCGCCAGCGGTAACAGGCGCAGGTTCTGGTACACGATCGCATTGCCGAACGCGCGGCGCAGTTTCGGGTCGATCGAATCGCCCAGCGTGCCGTCCACGCCCTGAAGATAATCAGAAGCCAGTTGCAGCTGGTCCTTCGTCGCCCCTTGCTTTTCCGCCTCGCTCATCAGCCTGTGCAGCTCGCTGCTGTCGTCCTTGAAGCGGCGTGCCCATTCGGCCCGGCGCGTAGCCTGGGTGATGTAGCTGTTCAGCGTCTCGTACAGGTTCTTGTTGAGGAAGGGCGCCGCGTCTCTGTGTTCGATGAACTGCAACACGCGCTCCTTGCTGCTCTGCATGCCGGGACGGATCGTCTCGACTTGCAGGTCCGAGCCATCGGTGCGCGTGAGCGTAGCGATCACCTGATCGACCGAGCCCTTGAACTGGCCGGTGCTCACGTACTTCTGCAGCATGTCGCGGAACTCGTCCTTGTTGCGCAGGATCGTGTTCGCGTCCCACACGCGCGGGAAGTAATCCTTGCCGAAGCCCAGCGGGGCGATGTCCACACCCGCGTCGCGCATATACAGGAACGAGTCGTCGAGCACCTTGCGGATTGAGGCCACGGCGCGACGCTCGGCCGGTGTAGCACCCTTCAGGCCACGCTGCAGCGACTCCAGCGCGTCGGACACAATACCCGCGTCATGCTGGCCCAGCTCGGTGCCGAGGCGGTTCATGAACTCGCCGCGCTTGGCGCGCGCCGCCGGCAGGTAGCCCGGATCGTCGCCATGCTCGCCATGCAGCGGCGCATAGACCTTGTCGGCCAGTTTGCCCAGCGCGTCGACGCCGGTGCTGCGCAGGCGCGCGTCGCCGGTGGCGGCCACGGCCGTCGCCAGTTTGCCGAGCGGCGCCACCATGTCCTTGAACTTCTCGACGTGGGCATTGCTGCCCTCGGCGAGTACGCGGGCGACGGCGCTGCGGTTCCTCATTTCCTTGCCGTACTCGCCGCTGTGGAAGTACTGCATGATGTGCTCGGCGCGCGCGTCGTTGGTCCAGATCCCCAGCGTCTTCCTGAAGAAGTCCGCCACGTGGCCCAGGATGCCGTCTGGGCGTGGCTGCAGCTTGAGCTTGCCGGCTGCCCAGAACTGGAACATGTAGGCGGCGCGCTCGTGCGGGTCGTCCAGCTGCTTGAGCGCGTCCGGCTCGCCGGCCAGCAAGTCCTTGAGCTGCTTGACCACACGCGGGCTGCTCGCGGCCTTCTCCAGCGGATGCGCATCGTCCAGCAGGCCGGTGTCGTGCAGCTTGGCGAAGAACGCATGCAGCGCCTCGTGGTAGCCTACGCTCATCGGGTCCAGGCTGTGGGTCGACACGCGGATCACGTCGGCGTTCAGGCCGCGCACCGTGCGCGTCGGGTCGTTGAGGAATTCACCCGCGTGCAGCAGCTTGGCGAACTCGACGTCGACCGTCTTGCCCAATACCTTCTCGATATACTCCTTCACCGGCAAGCGCGCACCGCTCGTGGTCGAGTTCCCCGGATGCATGCGCTGCATGCTGTAGGCGATGTCAGGGTGCGCCTCGATCAGCTTTCCCAGGCGCTCGTTGGCCACCTCCAGCACGGCGCGCGCGGACGTGTCGTGTTGATGAGGAAGGAGAGCATCAACGGCACGTTGTAAGCCACGGGTATCGTCGCTCACCTTCATCGCGCGGATCACGTCGTTCACGTCACCCTTGCCCACCACGCGGTTGACGAAGTTCGACTTCGGCTGCTCGGGCGTCAAGCTGCCGTACTTGCGGTACAGGTCGTTGATGGTGCTGCTCACGCTGGCGGTGTCCTTGTCCTTCACGATCGCCGCCAGCTCGGCTTGATCGCCGATGCGCATCTGGTCGATCACACCGAGCAGGTGCTGGACCTTCTTGCCCAGCGCGCGCTGCACCGCGGACTTGCCGGCGGCGAGCGTCGCGGCGCGGCTGGAGATCGCGCCCTTGATCTCGGCTGGCAGGCGGCCGTCGAAATGCGTGTCCGGCTCGAAGTTATCGGCGTGCAGCAGGTTGCCTTCGGGCCCGGCTTCCATGTTGCGGCTCGCGGCGAAGCGGTTGCCCAGCGCGTCACTGTGCTCGGCGGCGGCCAGATGGACCTGGGCGTCGGGCGCTATCTCGGTCGCGCCGCCCCAGCTGCCGCTCTCCATGCTGCGCAGGCTGGTGAAGTCGCCCTCGCTATCGCCGGCCTTGCGCACGGCATTCGACTTGTCGTGCAGCTCGCCGCCTTCACGCCGGCGTGCCAGCTGCTCCTCGGCGCGCTCGTAGTTCTTCATCGCCTCGCTGTACTCGTGCTTCAGCACGTTCTCGCGCATCGACGGGGCGCGCAGCACGCGGCCGGTCTCGTCGCGCAGCGGGCCGCGCTTGTCGATCTCGGCCTTGAGCTTGTTGCTCACCGCGCCCAGGCGCTCGGCCGCCACGGCCAGCGCGTGCGAGCCGCCCGGCCGCTTCTTCATGCCGTCGACCAGCTCGTCGCCCGGATCGTTGTCGCGCAGTACGCGGCTGCTCAGCTTGGCATCGATGCTGCGCAGTTCCTCGGCGTCGCCCATCTTGACCGCCGCCTCGCGCGCGTCATACAGGCCCTGCAGGCGGCGCATGCCCTCGTCGGGCTTCACGCTGCCGGCCTTCTGCACCTCGCCCCACGTGACCGGCTTGCCGTCGCGGTAGGCGATCACGGTCTCGTCCGGCACATGCAGCGGCTCGTCCGTGCCCAGGTGGTCCGCCAGCGCGGCCAGCCCCTCGGAGAACTGGCGCTGCAGGCGGCGCATCGGGTTCACGTCGTGCTCGTCGCGCGCCAGCATGTGCTCGGGCGCGAACATCCTGGTCAGCTTGAGCGCGTCGATCTTGACGTTCTCGTTCTCGCCCACGCGCAGGTCAATGCGGCTGGGCGAGTCCGGGTACTTGTGGGTGTCGAGCTTGAGGCGGTCGACGTCGCGCCAGCCCAGCGCGCCATGGTTGGCGTCCTCGGCCAGCACGGCCACGTGGTTGTCCGGGTCGCCCTTCGTCATCGCGCGCAGCTGCTCGTCGCTCATCAGGTTCTCGCGCGCGTACTGGCGCGCGGACACCGCGCGCACGGCGCGATCCGGATAGTCGGCTTGCATCTTCTGCACAATACGCGCGTACGCCGACGCGTCGTTGCCGTACTTCTGGCGGTGCGCCGCGTCGGACAGCGTGAACGTTACCGGCTCGTCCTTGTTCGCGCTGTAGTAATCGCGGCGCGTGCCCAGATCGGACGTGATGCCGGCATCCTCGTGGTACGCGAGGCCGTCCTCGCCCGGCGGGGCGTATTCGATGTCGTCCGGGTTCAGTTCGTCGGGACTGGCGCGGCGCTCCTCGGCGTGCAGCGCGTCCTGTGCGCGCTCGGTCTCCAGGCCCAGCTTGGCGGTCTCCAGCAGGTCGTCGGTATGGTCGCCGAAGTGCTCGCGCAGCGCGGACTCGATCTGGCGGCTCATGGCGATGCGCTGCTCGGGCGTCTTACCGTCGAGCGTAGCGCCGGACACGTATTCCTGCAGGTGCTTGGCCATCTGGTCGATCTGGTCCGGCGTCGCGCTGGCCTTGAGTTTGTCCGGCAGCGCCTCGCGGATCTTGTCGGTCAGCTTGGCCTGCGTGCTCATGCTGCCGTCGAGCTTGTTCACGGCGCGGAAGTAGTTGTTCGTCGCGTCCTTGTCGGCGTCGCCCAGCACGCGCTCGTGCAGCTGGGTCAGCACGTTCGTGGTGTCGGCGCCGAACAGCTTCTGTAGGTGGCCCGCCACGTCCGGGTCGACCGTGCCGGTCTTCTGCATATGGTCCATCACGCGGCGCAGGCCGGTCGTCACGGACTGCAGCGCGGTGTCGTTCAGCTGCGGGAACTGCTTTCCGATGTGCGGCGCCACCACGTCGGCGATCGCCCGGTCGGCGCCATCGGCCACCTCGGACTTGAGGGGAGTGCCTTCGCCCGTGTCCTCGGTGCGCTTCTTCGACGCGGCGTTGAAGAAGTCCTCGGTCAACTTGCCCAGCTTGGCCGTGCCCTCCTGGGCCAGCTTCACGCCCGCCACGATGGCCTGATTGGTGCGGTCGGACAGGTCGTTCGCGGCCTGGGCCAGCTTGGCGCGGTTTTCCTCGGACAGCGCGCCGTCCTTCATCAGCTCGTCGACCCAGCCCTTCGTCGTTTCGACGCGGGCGTCGTCCGCCGCGCGCAGCATCTCGCCCTGCTTCTCGGGCGGCGCGGCGCGCAGTGCGTCGACGTCGATCACGTCCTTGCCCGCCGCGATCTTCTCGGCCGCGTCGTCACCACGCACGAACGTGTTGCGGATGCGGTCGACGAGGGATGCCGGGGGCGCGGTGGGTGCCTCGGCAGTCGGCGCGGGTGCGGGTGCTTCTTCCTTTATCGGACGCCCGGCCGGTGCCTCGGCCTTGCCGTGCAGTGCGTGCCCCACGAGGCCGACGCCCGCGAACGGGACGCCCAGCGCGCCACCGGCCACGGCCGCATCCAGCATGCGCGTGTCGTCATTACTGGTATCGCGGTTCGGGTTCAGGTGGTCCTCGGCCGTCGTACTGATCTTCTCGGCCGCTGCGCCCGCTAGCGCGTTGCCGCCGACGCCTTCGGCTAGGATGCCGGCCTTCGACGCGGCGCCGACGCCTGCACCCAGCAGCTTGCCGCCCATCAGTTGCGGCACGGCGTTCATGGCCAGCGCGCGGCCCGTACCTTCGAGCGCGGCGGTGCCCAGGCGGTCGACCGCGCTGTTGTTCGCCATCACGGCTGGGTCAGCCTGCTGGCGCTGCAGCGCGCCGCCGGTCTCGAACGGGGCGACCGCCGCGGTGCCCGCCAACAGCGGTGAGACCGCGCCCCTCGTCAGCGCGGCCGCGCCCGCCGCACCCAGTCCGAGGCCGACCAGTGGCACGGCTTGGCCGGCGAGGCCCGCCACGTAGCTGCCCGCGTTGCGCAGGCCCGTGGACAGGTCCGGCGCCTGCGTCACCTGCCGCCAGTCCGTCACGGCCGGCGCCTGCGTCGCCGCCAGTTCCTCGGCCGCCTTGGCCTGGGCGTACTGCTGCTGGGCGAAGTCCTGTGCGCCCAGCGCCTCGCTGACGCCGCCGGCCAGCGCGTGGAGCTGGCCACCGGCCGCCGTCATGCCTTGGCGCAGGCCGCGCGAAAAGCTGTTGCCACCTTCGTCTGCCACGGCCGGCGCGGCCGGGGTCATGAGTGCGTCGGTCAGGTTTCGCATCACTGTGCCTTCAGGTTGTCATAGATGTCGGTCGGCTGGCCGCCGATGCGGTCGGCTCCCACTTTGTTCAGGTAGCGCGCCGGGATCACGCGGCCCTTCGCGGCGCCGCGTGGGATCACGTAGTCGCCCGAGCTGTTCTTCTGCAGGCCAATGAGGTCGTGCGGCATGACCTCGCCGATGACGTCGGGCTTCCACGGCAGGATGTTCGAGGCGTCGGCATTGACCTTGGAGGCCAGATCCGCACCAGCGATCAGACGCTCGCGATCCGGCTTGGACAGGTCCTTGATGCTGTCGACACCCAGCGCGGCGGCGCTGCGCTGGATGCCAACCAGCGCGGCGTTCTTGGCCGCCACGTCGACCTGCGGTGCGCCATTCTTGTCGACGCCCGTGGTGAAGCGTGCAGTCAGCGCGTCGTCCAGGTGCTTCTCGGCCGCCTCACCCTGCGTGAACTGGTCGTTCGTCACGTTGCGCTGGTATTCGCGGTTGACGTTGCCCTGCTCGCGCATGGCATTGTACATGCCGAGCTGGTTCGTCGCGCGCTGGCCGGCGAGCGTGAAGTCCTGGCCACGCATCGTCACATTGGCTTGCTGGTCATTCTGGCGGTCGCCCGACTTGGTGCGGATCAGGTTGTCGCGCGCGTTGCTGGCAGCCTGGATCGCGGCCGGCGAACCGGATCGCTCTGCGGCCTGCAGCTCGTCGGTCAGTCGCATTACGTCCGGGTCCTGCATGATGAGGTTCTGTGCGTGCTGGCGCGCTGCCTGCTCGCGGTAGGACTGGTCGGCGGCTTCCAGCTGCGCAGTACGCTGGGCCATGTGCTGGTCGGTATAGCGCTGCAGGTCTGCCGATGCAGGCGCGGTGTTGGCCAGCACGCGGGTATCGCCCGGTCCCACGCGCATACCGACGCTGTCGGCGCCAACCTGCTTCATGCGATCGTTGAATGCGGCCACATCGGCTGGAACGATCGGTGCGACCGGCGTGGTCGCTGCGCCCGGCGCCTTCACGACCGGCGCGGTAGGCGCGGCCGGGTGCTCCCCTCTCCATTTTGCGGCAATCGTATCGAACGCCGTGGCATTCGGATTGAACCCGCGCTTACGCAGGCCGACGTCCGTATCCTCGAAATAATCTGGCGAGCCACCCAGCTTCTCATTCACCCAGTTGGCGCCGCGACGGATACTGTCGGCCAGATGGTCGGCCGCCAAATCACCTGCCTGCTGGCCGAAGTAGGCGCCGGCTGCGCCGCCGGCGATCGTGCCTGCGACTGGTACGGCCGAACCTGCAGTAGCACCAATCGAACCCAGCGTCAAACCGCCCACCGTACCGGCTGCACTGCGCATCGTGTCACGCGCGAACAACTGCGCCTTGAATGCAGCGTCATCGTCGTAGTTACCTTTGAAAGCATCCCAGTGCGACACGAATGGCAAGGCGGCCATGATGCCATTGGCTGCACCGCTGCGAAGGGTCGGTAACTCGGCGCCCGTCGCGCGCACTGCCTTACCGGCTGCTCGCCCCCATGCTTCCGGCCCGGTCGGGCTGGAAGGTGGCGCACCGCTGCCGCCTGCACGGGCTGCATTGAACGCGGCACGCTCGGCGCTCATACCGCCGGCCGGCACATTCGGGTTGGCGCCCACGCCCGGCGCGGGCTGGAACGGTGGCGGGTTCACGGTGCCTGCCGTGTGCACGTCGGACAGCGTCGGGATCGGCGGCTCGGGCTGGAACGGGCCGGCCACACCAGGACGGATCTCATCCGTCAGGGTCGGGATCGGTGGCTGCGGCGCCACGGGCGCGCGCATGGTGACTTGGGCGCGGTCGGCCAGCGACGGGTCGATCTGTGGCAGCGGCGTGGTGCCAGCGGCGGCAGCGGCGGGCTGGGGTGCGCCCACGCCCGGCATGCGCAGGCCGCGCGCGGCGGCCGTGACCTTGTCGACTGCCGTGCTGGCTGCGTTGCGGAGGGAGTTGAAGTCCATGTCGTTCTCTCTTTATCAGGCGGTGTGGCTGGTGCTGTCGGTGGTGGTATAGGTGTTGCTGATCGAGCCGGACTGGCTGTAGTTGAAAGCCACGTTGCGGCCATACGAGTTCGACAGGGTGGAAGACATCGACGCCGAGATCGAGCCGGTCAGGTTGACAGCGGACAGTGCGGAAGCGGCCATCTGCGCAGCTGTCTGGGAGCCGGCCTTGGTCGCCTCGATCAGCATGCCGGCCTTCTGTATCATGGCCGACAGGTTCGCCTGCGACGTCTGGATCAGGTTGTCGGCGACGGCACGCTGGTAGTTCACCTCGGCGTTGTACGCACCGGTCTCGGCGCTCATGCGGCCGGTCTGCCCCTCGATCTGCGCGCTGTACAACTGGACCGTCTTGCCGAACACGTCGGCGGTCGAGTTCATGCGCGCCGCTTCCGCATCGTTCAGGGTCTTGAACACGTCCGAGCGCAGGCGGAACAGGTCCATCGGCACGTCGCGGCCGATCTTGATCTCCATGTTCTTCGCCTCGACCTTGGCCTCGACCAGCGCGCGGAAGCCCTGCACCTGGGCGGCGTAGGCGTCGGACTGGGCGCGGAAGCCCTCGACCTTGGCCACCTCGGCCTTCACGCGCGTGGCGTAGCCGTCGTACTCCGCGGCCTTGGCCTGCACGGTCTTGCCGTAGGCGTCGACCTGGGCACCGAACGCTTCGATCTGGGTCTTGTTGATCTGCGCCTGTGCGTTGGCGGCATCGACCTGCACGCGGTAGGTGTCGATCACGGTCTTGGCCGCCTCGACGCGCGCCTTGTAGATGTCGATGTTCTGCTGGTTGAGCTGGCCGATCAGGGTCTGAGCCTGCACCTGCGTGCGGAAGTTCTCAAGCTTGGTCAGCTCGGCCTGGGTCGCGGCCTTCCACTGCTCGACCTTGGCAGCGTACGCCTGGATGTCGGCGACGTAGCGCTGCACGGTGGTCTGGTAGATCTGGATCGCCGTCTCCTGTGCGAAGCGCGCGGCATCGTATGCGCGCTGGGCGAGCTGGTTGGCGTAGGTGATCATGGTCGACTCGACCTTGAACGCCTCGTCGAATGCGAAGCGGCGGTTCTCCTGCTCCAGCTCGGCCTGCTTGATGGCGATGTCGCGGTTCGCCGTGCTGATCGCCGCCGCCGCATCCTGCGTGGCCTTGGCCAGTTCCTGTACCAGCATGCCGCTCGGCTTGGCGAAGCCGCGCCGCGCGAACACGTTCATGGCGTCCTTGGCGGCGCGGCCGGCGTTGATAGTCTCGCGCGAGCGGGCACGGTCCCAGATGGCCGCCTCGACGGTCGGGGTCAAGCCGGTACCGCCGTTGTTGACCATGTCGAGCAGGCGCGCACGCAGCGCGTCGAGCAGGCTGGAGGCATAGGTCGGCTCGACGAACGCGAACGTGTTCCGGGCCGCGTCGGGCGTGCCCGGCAGGATCGGCGAGAAGTTCGGGATCGACAGCAGCGGCGTGTCCGGCACCGTGATGTTCAGCAGGGTCGGTACGGTCGGCAGCGTGACGGTCGGTGTTGCAGGAAGTGCAACAGTTCCCAGCGTCGGCGCGGCCGGCGCGGCGGTGCTGAGCGCGGCCGGCGCGGCGATGTCCAGGTTGATCGCTGGCAGGTTCGCCGTGAAGGTCGGCGCCGTGCCCACGTCCAGCGCGGCGATCGAGGCCATCGTCGGCTCGACAGGGGCCGCAGGAACGACGTAGGTGAGGTTTGCGGGCACGGATGGGGCCGCAGGGGGCGCGAACGCGCCGATCGTCCTGGTGACGCCGGAAATGGCCCCGGAAACGCTCGGCAGGGTCGCCAGCGTCGTCGCATTGGTCTTGAGGCTGTCCAGCAGGGCGTTCGCCTTGTCGACGGCGTTGCTGGCGTAGTTCGTGGCGTTGGTCCAGCCGTTCGACACGAGGTCGCCCGCCCGCGAGCTGGAAGTCAGGTCTACGTTCGCGGGCGGGTCCGGATAGGACAGGGAGGTGATCGGCAGGGACATGATGTTCCTTTATCAGATGCAGCAGTTTAGAGTTTCTACCCGGAAAATACAAACGTCTGGGTCGTGACCACGTCCTGGGGCGGCTGCTCTGCCATCGCGGGCGTGACATGGACGACGCAGAAGGGCACGGCATCATTCGGCGCGGCGCGGGCCAGCCCGACGTTGCCGCGCCACTGTTTGGTCTGCCCACTGATCGTGTAGCTGCCGTTCAGGCTCACCACGACCTTGCCGTCGGGCGAGGTCAGGCCCATCCGGGACGGCGCGGTGGCGTTTGACCAGTTCGTGTTCGCCTTGCCGTTCCAGCTGAAACCACCGCCGGTGTTGAGGGTGCCCTTGACGGTGTTGCCATCACTGGTGACGGTGATCGCCTTGCTGGGGTAGGTGCCGCCCGAGGTATAGGACGGCAGCTGCGGCTGGTCGGTGCGGCTGGCCCATTTCGCCGCCCGTGTAACCCAGCCGATGGCCGGCGTCACGCCTGTGAACGGGTTGGTTAGCGCCGTGTTCGGGTTGCTGTCGTACTGCTCCAGGGAGCCGCACAGCACATGGCCATCGGGCGACATGCCGATGACCACGGCATTGCGGCGCTGGAGCGCCCAGTTGCCACCATTGTCCATCTGGGTATAGCCGTTGTAGTCGTCCCATACGAATGCGTCGCCGCCCTGCGTGCCGCCGCCGATGATCACGGATGGGCCGGTGGGCTTCAGGCCGCCGGGGATCGTCGTGTGCACCGAGATACTTACTGCCACGGAGGAACCAACAGTTACGAAGTCATGCATGGTGCCATCGACATCGACCGATGCGCCGCCGGTCGGCGTGGTGCTGGTTGACCACGTGGGCGACGGGACGTGCGCGGACGATGGCGCCGAACTCGGCTCGCGTGTCGTGACCGTGAGCCGTACGCTGCTCTTGAGCGTGATGGTGTCGGCCAGGGTGGCAAAACCCTTATAGTGCTGCACGCTGTCGGTGAGATCCTGCAGCGCGTCGCGCTCCTGTTGTGGGACGCTGGCCGGTACGTCGATATGGATATCGTGGTGGCCGAACATGGACGACACGGTGATCGTGACGCCGTTCGGCAGGCCCACGCTGCGCGACAACACCTGCAGGTTGTTCAGCCGCATGGCCAGCAGCATCTGGTCCAGCAGGTTGCGCCCGATGCCGAGATAGTCGAAAGCGGCTTCGCGATCACCGCTGAACCGTTTACGCTCGGCCATTGATGCGGCGCTCCAGCTTGATCGGCTTGGCGTCGACCGTGTCGAGCGTGAAGTCCGTGCCGTCGAGGTTGTTGATCGTGATCTGCCAGTAGCGGCCGGCGAGGCCCTTGCCGACCTTAACGCGCTGGGTGGCAAGGCCGGGCTGGCTCGACACCGGCAGCGGGTAGATCACGGCCTCGTTGTCGTCCGTGATGATGCGCACGACCATGTCGGCCTGCGAGCGGTAGCCGACGAACAAGCGCTCCAGCACCTTGACGAACGACGAGCCGAAGTCCGTCGTGGGCAGTGTGAGCGTGGCATTGATCGGCAGACCGTTGTCATCGTTGCCGACCAGTTCGAACAGGCCGTTGCTGTTGGCGCCCAGGTTGCGGTCGAACGCGCGCGTGAAGCTGTTATAGCCGTACTCGGTGAACGTCGTGAGGGTCAGGGTCTGGGTGTTCATCACGATGGCCGCCGGCACGCCGGATACGCCCACGAACTGGTTCGTCACCGGGTCGTACATGGCCGCGCCGGCCGGGCCGGTGTCGAAGGTGTAGCGCTCGCGCGTGAGGTTGTTCACGTCCAGGCTGGGCAGGCCGACGCACAGGCCGGCGCGGCTGACCCACATCGGCAGGCGGCGCGCGCCGGTCGAGCCTTCCATGAACAGCGTGCCGTCGACGTAGGCCAGCGCACCCTGCACGACACCGTAGTCGCAGCGCTGCACGTACTTGAAGTCGTCGGGCGACTCGCCCAGCAGCACGCCGGTCGAGTTCGTGGTGCCGATGAAGAAGCCCGACGCGCCGGTGTCCTCGATTGGCGCCAGCATCGTGATCGGTCCGTCGAGCACGAGGTTGTTGCGCAGGTCGAACAGCTCGTAGGCGAACGGCTCGGACATGTACAGTGTGTCGCCCACGGCCACGTACACGCGGCCCTTGTAGTAGGCCAGTAGTTGTCCGGCCGGCGGCGGCGTCATGAACTGGGTCTCCAGTGGCTCGTTCATCGCGGCAATAGCCGCAGCATTCGGCGTGAACGTGGCGCCGTCCACGACCGTGCCGACGTGGTACAGCACCTCGCTGTTGGGCGGCGTCATGTACACGCGCGTGTTCGTCACGGTGCCATCCGTGGAGGCTGGCACCGTGACGACGATGCCGCCCCCGGCCGCCACGTCGACAACTTGCGCGCCCGGCGCACCCGATTCCTGGCCGTCGGCGCGCAGGTACGTGGCCGTGACCAGATAGCGGCCCGGCACCAGATCGCCGCTCGTGGGCGTGACCAGCACGGGTGGCACGGCAATACCCCACGTGCGCATGGAGCTGGCCAGCACGGCGCCGGTGTCATGGCCATTGCTGAAGTAGACCTGACCACCCGCGCGCGTGTATGCCAGCGGCGCGCCCGACAGGCTGTTCGTCAGCAGCGTGGGCGTGAGGTTCGCGTCGAGGCTGTACAGCGACATGCCGGATGCCACGAACGCGCCGAAGGCATCGCCCCACAGTGAGTGCATGGCGCCGAGCAGGCGCAGCGTGGCGCCAGCGCGGCGGGAAGCAGCGCGGTCGTCGTCGAGCACGACATTGTTGGCCACGACCAGATCGGTGCGCGCGAGGCGTTCGGGCGTGGTGTCATTGCGCAGACCAGTGAATTCGGTGAACGTGGTGACGTCGCGGTCGGCACGCTGCTTGGGCTTGAAGTCGGTCGTGGTCATGTCGTCTTTTCGTGGGTGATTAACGGTCGCGCCGCCACACGAGGGAGACGGCTCATGTGGCGGCACTGGTAGCAGGTTTTGCGCTTAGACACGAGAGCGCATGCGGCCCACCTGCGACTGGGGCCATCGCATTCAATTTGTCAGCAGGCGGTCGGCCTGAATCACGGCTTGGCAGGCGGTCAGCTTTTCGACGATCCGGTTGTAGTCGGCGTATCGTCCAGCAAGTCGCGCTGCAACTGGTCCGGCGAGAGTTTCGTCTCCGGTACCAGCAGGTCCTCCGGTACCGGCTGCGGCACTGGGCACTTGGCCACCACAGGCGGCGGGATGATTGGTGCGGACGCGCAGCCTTGTAATGTCATTGCGCAGGTCAGTAATAACAGCATCAGCGCGGGCTTTGTCGATTTCATTGTTGGCCTTGTAGTTGTCGATGGCGTTGGTGATCGCAGCAGCCTGGTTTCGTTCGACGGTTTCGGCATGCGCCTCGGCATCGGATTTGGCCTTGTTTGCCTTGACGTAGGCGATGTTGTAGTCCCTGGTCAGCTGCTGCAGCTCGTTGTCCATGTACTCATGCATGGCATAGGCGCCGAGGGCGGCAGCCAGTAGCAGCCCGAGGATGGCGCTTACAAGGTCTTCGAGCATGGTCCTCATTTCATCTCCAGCGGATGCGTGGTCTTGAAGCGCAGGATGATGTTGGCGATCGCGATCACGCCGATCACGAACTGGTAATACTCGGCCGGGATGAATGGCTGCAGCGACGGCATGTTCTGCGCGAGGTAGGTGACGAAGTCCGGCAACTGCTGCAGGAATGCCAGCGCCAGCGTGTTGAACCACACGGTCTTGGACTTGAGCGCGCCGCGCAATTTGTCGAGGAATTCCTGGACCTTCGGCGGCATGCTTTCGCGGCGGGTATTGAGGAACCAGAACGCCACGGTAATAGCGAAAGCGGCCAGTAGAAGCGACAGGAGGAAGTAGACGACTTGCGGTTTCATAGAAGTACCTTTCGGGCTCGGTCAAAGAATGCGATGCGGTCGGAGAGATTGTTGTAGCCACCGTTGACACGTCGCGTCACGGCTTTCACATCACCGGTATCGGCGATCTCGTTGCAGCCATGCGAGCGCCAGAACCAGCCGGCGCTCTGTGCGGCATATATCGGTAGCTCCAGCAGCTCCGGGTGGTCCAGCAGCGGCAGACCGAGCGCCTTGGCGCACGCGGCGTAGTTCGCGCGTCCCGTGACCTGGATGAGTCCGCGGCCCTTGAACCTCTGGCCGTCGCCCGGCATGGTATTGCCCAGATCAGCGCGGCCCTCGTAGCGTATGCCGGATGCCAGCTCGGCCGTGTAGGTGAGCTGGATCGACTCGCAGGCGATCTGGGCCAGGAACTGCGCCGCGCGCATCGGTGTGTTGATGTCGAATTCGCTGAAGGCGTCATTGATCCCTCCGATGAATCCCTCGATGCGCCAGTGCGCGGCCTGCGGCATGATCTGCATCAGATCGGTGATGGTGACGATCATTTGTTTTTCCCGTTGATCAAGGCCCACAGGGAGACCAGGGCGCCCACACACATCACCGCCCACTTCAGTACGGCGCCGAGCCAGCCGAGGAACTTTATGCCGGCTTCCATCGTGCCGAACAGCTTCACGATGGTCTCGGTCAACTCGGTGTTCTTGTCGAGCTTGTACTCGAACGTATCCATGCGTGCTTCCAGTGCCGCGAGTGACCCGGTCGGAGGATTCAGATCGGACGACCGGCGGCAAGGACCGGTAGGTTTATTGTTCGTGTCCATACGTTCTTTCTATCGGGTTAAACAACTTTTACGCGCACGTTCGCCCGTCCGTCTGCAAGGATGTTCTGCACGATACCGACGGCGCGCATGTACCATGCCAGGGTCATGTCGGCGGCCGGTACGAGCACGGCAGAGATGCCGCCGCTTTCGGTCGGCGTCGGCACGACGTACTGGCCCGGCGCGGCACCGATAACGTTGACCGGCACCTGACCGCAGTAGGCGATGCGGTCGACCTTCTGGCGCGCGGCTTCGAGCATGACCTCGAAGTCGGCCAGTGCGGCTTGATAGGCCGGCACGGTCACGGTGTCGAACGTGTGCCGTGCTGCCTGGACAGCAGCGTTATGCGCGGCCTGATCGTCCTCGTACTGGGCGCGCTGGGCTTTGATCTCGTCGGTGTCGTCCTCGTGCGGTTCCGTGATGACCGCATCAACGCCCGTGTATTCAGGCGCCACGAACATCGGTTCGACCGGGCGCGTGGTGCCGAGAGCAGCCTCAGTGCCCCATACATCGCCACCGACGTATGCCGGGTCGGTCGATTTGATCAGGAACGAGATCGCGTCGGCCCACTTGTCTGTCAGCTTGCCGTGACTATCCACGCCGATAATCTGGCCCTTGGCGAGCACGCCGCAACCGTCGGCCTTGGTCATGTACTCGGCGTAGTCGGCGCCGGATGCATTGATAGTGCCAGCTGCGTTGATAGACCGGCCGGTAGAAGTATTTCTGCCAATCCCTACGGCTGTTGCAGCAGCATTCCAGTTCTGGTCTGAACAGCCGTAAATGATCTGGGTGTTTTGCACTGTCGTCGGAGACCCGAATGCCGCAATGGTCGTACCTTGTGCAACGCTCTTGTATAAGGTGTGGCATGACCCGCTCGTCGTGTTCACCAGCAGATTGCCGCTGCTATCAATGCGTGCACACTCGTTCACCGAGCGCACATTGGCGAGCGTGTCACCACCACTACTTGTGTAGAACACGATGTTGCCGTCTGAAGCCAATCCGCTTGTGGACGAGTTGCGCAGGAAATCGATACCGGCGATATAAGCCGGGTCGCGCACGTCGCGGTATGCTGCTCCCCAGATACCCCCTGCGATGTAGTTGTTCGTATTGGTGGTATTCCCTGTGCCGCGATTGTTGAGGGTGATCACCGGTCCGTCTGTATTGCTGTCGGTACGCAGTTCGAGCAGTGTATTAGGGCCGCTGGTACTGAGTCCGAGCCTGCCGCTGCTGTTCACACGCAAACGCTCGATGGGCGAACTATATGGATCGCCACCCGTCAGCAACGTGAATGCGTCGCTCGAATTCTTCCAGCTAAAGACCGTCGAGCCCGATGTATCCGGCATGTGCGTCACGGCGTATTGCCCTGATGTACCCAGAACACCATGGATAGTCTTGCCGGCCACATGAAGTTTTGCGGATGGCGTCACGCCGATGCCGAGGTTGCCGCTGCCATCGAGGGTCATGTTCTGATTAACGGCGCCGCCAGCAGTGCGAGTGCCGAAATAGAGGCTACTCGATGGCGCCGCCGAAGTGTGCGTTGAATCCGATCCCGCGCCGATATACGCCATGATCTTGTTGGTAGCCGAAATACTCGGCATGACGAACGAGACCGTGCCGATCGCACTGCTCGCACCCGTGCAGTTCGACGACATGATGGCGTGGGCCTGCGAGTTGGCCGCCGTATCGGTATTCAGGAGTTCAAGCACACGGGCCGAACCACCGTGCGTGTACTTGGACGGTGCAGTCTGGCCGAGACCGAAATTACCGTTGATGTCGAAACGGGCTTTTTCCCCCCATGCGCCACCGGCGTAGCTATAAAACTGGAGATTCCCCGCGCCAGCTTGAGCCAACCACGAATTGCTCGTCGTACCAGTATCTGTAAGCTGGATAGCTGCCCCTTGCCCGACACCTACGGCCGTACTCGTCCGCTGGATTTCGACATCAGGAGCCACGTTGGAGGAAGATTTGCCGACCAGGGCCAATGCCGCGTTGCTGGTCGTGTTGTTGATCGTCGCCTTTGCGGAGGATGTCGGCGCGGTAGCCCCTACCATGAAGTTGCCGCTGGTGTCGAAGCGGGCAATCTCGGTGCTGTTCATCCGGAAGGCGAGCGGCAGTAGTGTGCCGGTGCCCGACACTTTCGAGTTCAGGAAGCCAGCAGTGGCGTCCGCACCCGTCGACAGGTACGCACTGTTCGCCATGTCGGAGGCGTTGAATGCATTGACCTGCCCCGCCGTGCCCGTGCCATTCGGCCGGATGGCCACGGACGTAAAACTATTCGCGACCGAAGTCCGGAAACTCACGCGGTTGGACAGCGTCGCGTCGGAGAAGTCGCCGATGATGTTCTTGCCCTGCGTGCCGAGCGTCAGGTCGCCCGTCGTCGACACATTGCCGGTAAAAGCTGCGCCGCTCAGGTTCGCTTTCAGGTCCAGCGCGGTCTGCGTCAACGTACTGACCGGCTTGTCCGCGTCCGATGTGTTATTGACGTTGCCCAGGCCCACATCGGCCTTATTGCCGGACGTGGCCACGGCGGCCAAGCCCAGATTCGTCGCGGCGTTGGACTTCTGCGTCGTGGTCAAGCCCTGCGTGTTGATGTCGACGCGCAAACGATTGCCCAGCGCCGTCGTCACGGTCGTCGAGAAGTTCGCGTCGTTGCCCAGCGCGGCGGCCAGCTCGTTGAGCGTGTCAAGCGCGGCCGGCGAACTGGCAATGAGATCCGCCTTGGCCTGCGCCACGGCAGCCGTCACGAATGCCGTGCTGGCCGCCGTCGTCGAGTTGTCGCCGGCCGAAGCCGTCGGCACGCTGATCGGCTGCGCAAACGACTGCCCGGCCGCGCCGAGCTGCGCCAGCGCGCCCAGCGAGCCGGCAGTGGCGCGGTGTGAGACCTGATCGCCCACGCCCCACGCGCGCGCCGTGGTACCTTCCTGGCCGCGCACGATGGTGAAGGTGTCGACCGAGCGTGCCGTGACCTTCACGACTTCGTGGTTGGCTTCAATACCGCCGATCAGCTGGAACAGCGTGATGAGGAAATAGTCGCCGCCCGACGGTGACGGGAACTTTGCGCCCGCGCCGGCTTGCACGGTGAGCGAAGTCGCCGTATTGGTGATCGCACTGGCCAGCGTGGAGAATGCGTTGTTCGCAAAGAGCTGCGTCATTATTGTTCCTTCACTTTGATGGTGACTTCATCCTCGAACGTGACACCGTCGTTGGTCGTCACGACGAAGGTGAGTTTGTAGCTCACACCGTCGGTGCCGCCTGCAACGAAGAAGCGCACGCGCGGCGAGATGACAGTGATCTGGTCGACGACCAGTTCGGATGGCGGCGTGGTCTTGAGCGCGGCAGTCATCACGAGGTCGTCGCTCGTGATCGCGTCGATGTAGTTGATCGTGTACGAGCGGCGTTCGCCGGGCTGCTTGGTCTTGGTCCCTAGTTTCATGCGTAGCGCCTCATTTCAGTTTCCTCGAAGGGACGGTCGAATTCGGTGTCATCGGCAGGCCGGTACATCGTGTCGTCGGGCAGGTCGACCGCTTCGATATTGATGCGCGCGTTGACCTGCAGGTCGATGCTGACGCCCAGCACGCACGCAGCCATGATCTTCATGACCGGGTAGAGCGCGAAGTCGACCGACACGTCGAAGCTCGCGCTCGCTGGTCGCGTGACGGTAGTCGTCCCGTCGATCGCCGCACTGCCGGTGATGTCGGCCGCCGCCGGGCGCGTCGCCGTCGACAGCGCGACGAAGTCGGCCGTGACCGTGCCGTCGATCGTGGCAAGGCAGATGCGCGTCGGTGCCGCCTGCAGGTCCGTGCCCGGATCGATGAATTGCGCACTGCCGACCATCGTGTTGATCGCGCCGGCTGCGATATCGATGTTGCCCTGCAGGTCGGCGGCAACCATGCGCATCGCCACGCCGGTCGCCGTCATGTCGGAACCAGGGTCGAGCGCGATGGCCGGCATCTGGGTCAGCGTTGGCGCCAGCGCCATGCCAGCGTCGCCGGCCATGAGCGCTGCGCCCGCGTGGGTCTGCAGCATCGCCAGTGCCATGCTGGCCGTGACCGTCAGGCTTGCCGCCGGCAGCACGTAGCGCACGCCCTCGACCGTGAACGAGATATCCGGACGGATGATCGAGGCTGGCACGGCCAGCGTGATACCGTCGGGCTCGACGTCCGCATAGCAGTCCATGAGCGCGTTGGTGCTCAGATGGACATAGGTCGGGACGATCGCGAAGCTGTCCTGCAGCTCGACGAATGCCGCAGCTTGGCGCAGCACGATGCCCGAATCCGGTGTCGTGATGTCGACGCTGGGTACGAGGTCGGCAAACGCGTCGATATTATTGTTGATCTGGGCCTCGACGCGCACGGCAGCCGTGCCGATAACGGCTGCGGCAACGTTGCGCGTGACGAATGGCGCCAGCGCCACGTCGTCGTTGCCGACCATTGCAGCGGCGCCCGGCTGGATCTTCGTGGCCGAGGCATCGAGCGCCACGGTGCCGGTAATGCTGGCGTCGGCCAGGATGGATGCAGGGATCGCCAGCAGGTCGGCGTAGCAGTCCATCAGCACGGCGCACGGCACGATGCGGTACACCGCTGCGACGATCTCGGCGCCGCACACGAGGTCTGCCGACGCGGCCTGGATGAACGTGACGTTCGTCTGGAGCATGACGCCCAGAGCGACGTCGGCACTCGCTGCTTGCGTGTGGGTCGGCGTCGCGACGAACGTGGCCGTGCCGCTGTTCAGGCTGGCCGTGGGCAGGACGACCCTGGTCGCGACCGCGCCGACATCGACCGTGCAGGTGATGTCGGCCGATGCGGCGATCGGCAGTACGGGACTGCCGTTTAACGCCTCACCGTTGATCGCGTAGAAGTTCATCTATCGCAGCCGATTACGACAGGGTGATGGTCAGCGTACCGATACCGAACGACAGCACGTCACCCGGCTGCAGTGTCTTCGGCGAGGTCAGCGGCGCGTGATACAGCAGGTTGCCGCCGGTGGCCGCGTCGTACAGGCCGATCGCATTGATCGTAATCGCCGATGCGCCGTTGTTGGCCGCGAAGGTGATCGCCTTGGCGTTCGACGAGACGCCGGAAGCGGGCGCCGACCATCCGGTGTCGATCGTGCCGGTGCCGGCGGCGTTCACGCGCGCGTAGGCCGGCATGGCCGAGGTCTGCACCTCGTTGGCGGTGGTGTTGTCGTCGCCCGGATCGGATGTGCACATGGCGACGTACACGCCGGCTGGGACCGGCATGGCGACGCCGCGCAGGGTCGTCTGCAGGATGTTCGTCTTGGTGTAGGTGGAGTACTTGGACATGGCGGTTCCTATGGATTAAACAGGTTGAAGGGTGATCGTCCACACCACGTCCATCGACGTCGTGGAGGACTTGGTCTGGACAGGGATGACGGTCCGCGCAAGTAGGGTGCCGTCGCTGAGGAACAGGCCCAGCTCGGTGATACTCGCGGTGCCCACGCCTTCGCCGAAGGTAGAAAAGGCCGAGATCGTCCCACCGGACGCCGTCAGGTTGCCGAGGTTATTCTCTGCAACCTCGGCGACTACATCCTGGTCGCTGCTGCTAACCGGCTGTGAACTCGTGCCGATGCGCATACTCTTGATCGTCCGTGTCTCGTAGGGCGAGATGATCTTCGCTGCTAGGTATATCAGCCCCAGATCGACGACCTTATTCGGCGTGTTGATGACCCGGACCAGACCCGTTTCACTGTCAGTCAACGTGATAGTCAGGTAGCCGGTGGCGCGGATATCCGTTTCCATCAGATGCCTCCATACGCCACGACGCGGATCTTGCCGCGCGCGCGATCCTGCTCGGCCTTTGCTTCCTTGCAGTAGGCACGGAATTCAGCCTCGAAGCGTTGCGACAGCTGCTCGTTGTGGGTGTCGGTGTCCTGGCGCGCATACGCGAGGTGCTTCATCCACATGAGCAGCGCGAAGTGGTGCTGCGAGTCGATTTCGAGCTGGGATTTCGTGGTGGTGATGTCGCGCAGCGGCAGGCGGTACACGGACAGCGTTGCTGTGTCGTTCAGCTGCGGCACGTCGAGCCAGCGCACGGTATGCTCGTCCATGCCCAGCACGACGGCGCGCACCGGACCCTGGACGTTGGTGAGGCGGATGCCGCGCGAGTCCAGGTCTTCGAGGTTCCAGATATCCAGCTTGGCGCCATCGGAGTCGCGCTGCGCGCGGCGAATCCGCAGGATGCGCTTATCGATGGCGGCGATCGGTTCCCCGGCCTCGATATCGACGCTGCACAGATCGGACGACGAGTCGGCGATGCCGTTCGTCAGCCGGCAGAATTTTTTCTGGGCGTCGTCCGCATAGAGGGCGATCAGATCGTCGGACCATAGGAACGGTGCGACTGAGTCATCGACGTCGGCGCGGAAGGCGTCCCTAAGTCCATACGAGTCCATTAGGCGTCCGGATTAGCGTGCAGTTGGCGGAACTCGGCCCACAACGTGTCGCGCTCCTTGGCGTCGACCGGGAAGCCGGTGATGTCCGCCAGGGAGCGGATGTGCGGCGAACCATTGCCGGTAAAGGCTTCGCGCTCATTCTTCTCGACCAGGACCGTGAACGCGGCAAAGATCATCTCCTTGCGCTCCTCGCCCGTCAGGACTGGTGCCTGCTTGACGACTTCTTCCTCGATTTCGTGCTCGGGCACGGCGCCGACGGCGATCACGTCGTTCCACATTTCCTTGGGTACGTGCGTCGGCTCGCCTTTCTTGAACTCGATCGCATGTCCGAGAAGACTGGTGACGACTTTGTTACGGTTGAGGATGAATTTCATGGCGGGTGCTCCAGTGTCGGGTGCGCGGGCGCAGGCCCGCGCGGTGAGGGTTTAGGCAGCGGGTGCTTCGGGTGCAGGCGCTTCGGGTGCAGGCGCTTCGGGTGCAGGCGCTTCGGGTTCGGCGGCCAGCGAGGCGCGCAGCTCATCCAGGTCGACCTCGACATGGGCCTGACCGACTTCGACGTCGTCCTTGATCTCGACGGCGCCGGCGGCCTCGACTTCGCGCACCATCTCCGGCGGTACGTGGGTCGGTTCGTCGGCGACAAAGGCGATCGCACCGAAACTCGTGGCGATCACGTCGGTGCGGGGCAGTTTGTGCATGATGGCTCCTGTGCAGTTAGAACAAAGGGGCACGAAGCCCCTTTGAAAGTCAGCGTGTTGTCGGCGCGATTACTTCACGACGACTTCGGTCGCACGGCCGTCGATGATGTACTCGGCGCGGATGCTCACGGTGCCGGCGGCAGCATTGCCGTTCTGGTTGGCCAGCGTGATGCGCAGGTCTTCGCCGGTGCCCTTGTAGCCGGTCAGCGTCAGCGCAGTGCGGGCCGCGGCTTTCAGGTTCACCGCGTTGGCATAGCGCGTGGCGCTGCCGCTGTCGCCGATCGAGATCGTCGCGGTGCCGGTCTCGTCCGACGCGACTTCGACGGTGACGTCGCCGCCGATCATGATGGCGCCGATCGGCAGCGGAATCGGCTCGAATACGCCGGCCGTAGCCTTGAAGTTGGTCAGAGCGCCGCTCGTGTCGATCATGGCATCGGCCATCGTGAACTTGAACGACGCGACCTGCGGGTTCTGCGCGGAACGGGCAGCTTTCAGAGTGGTCATGTTTGCATTCCTTGAATGAGAGGGTTCAGCAGCTCGGGTGCAGGGCGGCTTGTGCCGCCCGTGTCACGCTTACTGCGCGACGTACACCGAGATGACGCCGAAGTCTTCGACGGAGCCGGCCTCGTAGATGCTCGAGAACTTCGGCTTCAGGAAGCCGAGGATCTTGCCGCATGCGATGGCCTGCTGGTTGCCGTAGTCGAACTCCTTCTCGATCCACTCCGGATTGCCGATGTCGGCCATGCCGAGCGCCTGGGCGCCGCAGAACAGCATCTGGCAGCCTTCCACCGTGCCGCTCGCGCCATACTTCGAGCCGGATGCAGCGGTGCGGGTATTCGGCACGTGGCGGAACTCGTGCAGGTACAGGCCGTCGACCTTGACCGTGCCGCCACTGAACAGCTTGTCGTTCTCGCCCTTCTGGACGGTGTGGCGCAGGTTCAGCATGTAGTCCGGGTCCAGCTTCAGCTTGGCCATGGCCTGCGGGGTCAGGAACACGTGGTAGCACTCCTCGCCACCTTCTTCCTTGACGCCACGGATGTAGCGGTCCTTGGCGTATGCCTTGAGCTGGACCAGCAGGTTCCAGGTCGGGGTGTCGGTCGCGACGACGGCGGACGATGCGCCGTTCGGGACCAGCGCCTTGTTGGTGCCGTCCCAGCGCAGGCGGCGGTTGGTCGACGGCGCAGCCACGTCGGCCGCGAATTCCAGGCTCGGCAGATCCGAACCGACGCGCAGGGCGCCGCCCGGATAGCGGCTGTACGACAGGCCGGCCAGCGTCAGGAACGCCAGCTGGTCGACGCGGTCGGCCAGCCAGTAGGCCAGCACGTCTTTCGAGTTGCCGCGGAATTCGACGATCGACTTCTGGTCGGCCATGCGGCCTTCGTGGCGGTTCGCATGACGCAGCTGGTCAATACGGATCACTTGGTCGAACGTCTGGATGCCTTCCTCGTTGCCTTCCAGCGTGCGGTCACCGGCAACGCCGTCGCCTTGCAGGTCGGCCAGCAGGGTGATCACGGCGCGGGCGCCCTTCTCGGATTTCTTCAGTTCGGTGATGTGCTGGATCAGCGAATTCGGGCCTTTGCCCAGGAAGCGGTTCACAAACGACATGTTACGGGCCTGTTTCCACAGGTCCATCGACCAGATGGTCTTTTGTTCGTTCGTCAACTGCGAAAAATTGGTCAGCATGAGCGCGTACCTCGTAGGGTTGGTCAAAATGGGATGGTGGTCTACTGCCTGTGCATCGCATCTCGTTGCGACCGGACGGGTACTGCCGGGTTACAGGAGTCTCGTCACCTGTTACGTGTGCGCAATATTGTCACAAAAAAGTAGGTTGCGCAAGCGCAACCTAATCGGGTAAGAAATTTCCTAGCCGCATGCGGCTAGGTCACAGCACATCGCCACGCAGGCGCGCGAGCGTTTCCTCGTTGAGCTTGGCGAACTTGTCCTGGTCCATCTTCATCACGTCCTCGGCCGAGACCGCGCCGCCGCCATGGCGGTCGCTGTCGGCGCCGACCTTGGCCGCCGATGGCGGGGTCTTGGTGGCGGCATCGACCGCTTTTGCCGTCGCCGCTTCCTTGCGCTCGGCGCCGGTGACAGCGGCCTTGTCCACGCGCGGCGTCACGCTGGTGGCCTGCTCCTGCTTCGCGGTCTGGGCCGGCATCAGCTTCTCGACCGCCTTCTGCAGCGCGGCGCTCGGGGTCATGCCCTTGCGCTGGTAGGTGTCCTTCAAGTCCATCACATCGGACACGGCTTCCTTGTCGAAGCTCTCGTGGTCCGGGTTCAGCTGCGGATAGGCCGCCTCCAGCCGCTCGACGACCGTGTTGTAGCGCACCGACTCGATCGCCTGTGCCGTCGCGGCCTGGGTGCGCATCTCGACCTTCAGGTCGCCGATCTCGCGCTCGGTGGCGCGGATCTCGCGCATGATCGCGGTGGCCTTGTCCACCTCGCCATCGACCAGCGCCTTGTTGTACTCGGCTTCCTTGGCGGCGACTTTTTCTTCGAGCTTCGTGATGTCGGTGTTCGTCTTGACGACGGCCTGCCCCTCCTGGAACGCCTTGAGCTGCGCGGCCATCGCGTCGCGCTCGGCGCGGGTCTTGTCGAGCACGGCCTTGTGGCGGTCCAGCGGGATCATGGCCTTCTTGCCGTCCGCGCCGTCATCGGCCGCGCCGTCCTTGTCGTCGGTGGTGCCAGCCGCCTTGGCCGCCTCCTCGGCACGGATGCGCTCGGCCTCGGCCGCCGCGTCGGCTGCGGCCTGATCGTCGACGACCGGCGCGCCGGCCGCCAGTGTGTCGCCACGGTCGGCGCCCGCCGCGCTGCCGTCGCTGGCCTGATCCATCGGGATCGCGCGGGCGAGGAATTTATGCAGGTATCGGTTCATGTCTTTTTTCTCCTAGTTCATTCGGTGGTTGCGGGTTCGTTGTCCTGCGCGGTCAGGGCGGCGATGCGCTGCTGCTCGGCCTGCTGGGCTGCTTGCTGTTGCTTCAGTGCGGCATCCTGCGCGGCGGTCTGTTCCTTCAGCGCTGCATCGCGGTGGTCCATCTGCACCTCGTGCTGGAACTGGCGCTCCTTCAGGTCGATCTCGTGCGCCGCCTTGGCCTCGTCGATGTGGGTGGTGTCGGCCTGGGCCTGCGGCTGCTCGATCGGCGTGGCGGCCTCCTTCTGGGCCTTCACGCCGATGGCGCCGGCATTGGCCTGATCCTTCAGGGCCTGGGCCTTGATGCGCTCAATCTCGGCCTGCACCTTGCGCACCTCCTCGCGCACGAGCTGCAGCTGGAGCTGAGCCTGCTCCTGCGCTTCGGGGCTCTGGGCGCGCGCCGCCATCTTCTGCAGGATCGCCTTCTTGTCCTGCAGGCGCGATGCCTCGATCAGCACCTCGTCCGGGATCATGACGCCCATTTCCTTCAGCGACACGGCCTGTTCGAACTGCGAGTCCTCGCTCGTGTCCTTGACCGGCACGCTGGTGACCACGACGTCGTACTCGCCGACCGTCAGGTCGTTGAGTATCGTGCCGTCGGCGCTCGGCTGGTTGACCGTGATGGCGTCGACCTGACCGCGCAGCTCGTCGCGCGTGAACGTGACCAGGCGCTCGTCGGTGTAGAAGCGCTGCACCAGGCTCAAGGTCGCGCGGGCCAGGAAGAAGTCGAAGCGGCCCAGGTTGTCGAGCGGCTTGACCATCGTGACCTGACCCGACTGCTTCTTTTCCTGGATCGCCTTGGCGGCCACGTCGGCGCGGTCCTGGCCCACCATCGAGTCCGACACGTTCGAGATGCCCTTGATGTGCTCCTCGGCCTTGTAGCTCATCCGGTCCAGGCCCTGCGGCGTCTGGTTCGGCTGGATCTTGACGATGTCCTTGTCCGGGTCGCCATTCACCTCGACCACGAGACCGGTACGCGCGCCGTTGGCTTCCAGCTCGTCCAGCGTCATGTTCGTCAGCGCACCCTGCTTGACCTTCCAGCCGCCGTTCGCGCTGGAATTGACGATGTGCAGCTCCTGGCTGGTCGTCTTGTTCAGCAGCTCCTGCGGGTCCAGCAGGTTCTCGACGAGGCCGATGGTGCGGCCGTGGCGGAAGTACGGGAAGTACGGCACCACGGTGAAGTGCTCGTAGGGCGACCAGTCGTCGTGCAGCTCGACGCAGTCGCAGATCACGGTCCAGCGCAGCCGGCGCACGACCTGCGGCACCACGGCGAAGCCGAACTCCTTGACGATCAGCGCGATGCGGTCGCGGTCCCAGCCCTCCGGTACCGGGCGCTTGTCGCCGGTCCTCGGGTTGACGAAGAACTGCTGGCGGTCGAGCTTGCGGTACTGGCGCTCGATCAGGCGCAGCTGGCGCTGCACGCCGCCCATGTCGACGATGTCCGAGTAGCCCGGCGTCGTGGTCAGGCCGAAGCGGTCGCGGTCCTCGGTGATCGAGTCGTAGCCGTACGGGAAATAGCTCTCGGTGCGCAGACGCAGCAGGTCGGCGTTGTCCTTGCCGTACAGGACCGCGATGTCGTCGGCGGTGAGCCACTTCGTCGTGAAGACCTCGCTCCACGTGTCCGGATCACACTCCTCGCCGTCCGGGTCGATGACGACGTTCTTCGGGTTCAGGTTCGTGTACTTGACGTCGCCCTGCATCGAGCGGCTGTAGTCCATGCGCACGTCGAGGAAGCCGCGGCTGGTGATCACGCCGTCGTCGAATACCTGACTGCGCAGCCAGTTGAGCTGGTTCTGGTCGCTGATCTGCTTGAACACCTTGTTCAGCGCCTGCGCAGTCTCGTCGAACTGCGGCGAGCGCGGGCGGAAGCTGATCTCGGCGCGGTTCTTGATCTGCTCGCCCATGACGGAGCCGATGGTGGGCAGGATCTTGTTGATGGTCAGGGCCGGGCGGCGCTCGCCGCGCAGCTTCTGCAGGTCGCGCGGGTCCCACTGGTCGCCCGCGAAGAAGCGCTCGCAGCGGTCGGCCTTGCGCATGAACTGCGTGTGTCCGTTGTCGCGGCAGAACTGGTAGCGGGACCAGATTTTGTACGCCAGATTGGCATTGATGGGCACGTTAACTCCTTACGGCGACGGAACGAGGTCGCGAATTGCCTTCTTGATTATTTTCCACTGCTCGGTCGTGGGCTGGTCGGAGATGAGTTGGGCTGCGGCGATGAGGAGCTGCAGCGGTGCAGGCTGGACGGCGCCGTGCACACAGTCGGCGTCGTGCCCGAACGTGGCCGGCTGGTCGCAGTGGCAGGCTGCGGCGATGTCGTGGCGCAGTTGCAGCTTGTGGGCGTTTGCGTCGTTAAGCGCGATGTGCGGGTTGAATGCCGTGTCACCCTTCGGCTCGTACGGCCGGAGACTCACGGTGCCGCCGTCGATGATGCGGCCGGTGGGTGTAGACGGCAGTGCTGCGACAAGCGCATTCGGCACGGCGCGCGTGCCGAACAGCGCCTGCAGGTCCGGTATGCCCGCGAACTGGATGGCTTCGCCGTGCAGCGGGCAGTGCGGGTCGTCGCCGGTGAGGTGGCAGGTGCAGAGATCTTCCAGGTTCGGGTCCATGTTCATGCGCTCATGTGGGTTGCGTTCGTGACCATCGTCTTGAGACGGTCCTTCCAGGATTTCTCGGCGCCGCGCCGTACCTTATGCGGCGCGCTGCGGCCCATCGCCACCTGCGCCACCCAGGCGCACGAGTCGACGCGGTCGTCGTGCACGCCGGCCGGGAAGCGCAGCATCTCGTTGCGGCAGTCCTCGTACCAGTCGCCGGCTTGCGCGAAGCTGACCATGCCGGCCTGCATGCGGCCCTTGAGCGGGCTGGCGCGCACCTCCTTGTCGGTCAGCGGCGGCAGCACCTGGATGCGCGGGAAGAAGTTCCGGGCCCGGCATGCCTTCTTGAAGGTGCTCTCCATCGTCTTCCAGATCTGGCCATCCTCGACGCCGATGATCATGCTCGGGTGGTACCACTTCTGCGCCTGGTCGAGCATGGCATTGACGATCACGTCGATGTCGTTCGTCTTCAGGCGGATCTGGTCGGCGAAATGCAGTATGTCGTTCTCGTCCAGGAGGCCCACGGTGCCGACGGTGAAGTCGTTCTGCTTCTTGATGCCGATCGCGAAGTCCCACGCGGTCTGCACCACGTAGTTCTTCAGGTATGGAATCGGCCCGCGCCGGAACATGTCCTTCGAGAAGAACGCACCATCGTCCGGCACCGGGTTCTGCTGGAACAGCGCGGACCAGTGGCGCGGCGCGATCGTGCTCTTGATGCGGCGCAGCTTCTTCAGGTCGTAGCGCTCCGGGTGCAGGGCGTCGCCCTTGGCACGGAGAAAACGCAGCTCCTGGGTCGAGATGCCGAGCTTGGCCGCTTCGAGCAGGATGTCGACCTGATCCCTGGCCTCGGTGTCGACGCGCACGATCTCGTCGGTCTCGACATTCAGGAACTCCGCGGCTTCCGCGATCGCCGGGTACTTGATGATCTCGAAGTTGTCGATGTCCTCGTCGCCCGCGCCGGCCTGCATGGCCTGCTGGATGCGCCCGGCGAGGTCATCGTCATGCCACCACGTCTGGATGACGAGCACACCGGCGCCGGGGGCCAAGCGGGTGTAGGCGGTGGAGCCGTACCAGTCCCAGATCGATTCACGCGTCACGGCGCTGTCGGCTTCCTCGGAGTTCTTGATCGGGTCGTCGATGATCAGGACGTGCGCGCCCTTGCCGGTGATACCGCCGCCGACGCCGGCCGCCACATAGCCGCCGGTGTGGCCCTGCACGGTCCACTCCTCGGTCGAGCGGTTGTTCGGGTCCAGGCGCGTGTCGAACACGGTCTCGTAGGCCGGGTCGTCGATGATCTGCTTGATCTTCTTCGAGAAGCCCATCGCGAGGCTGATGTTGTACGAGCAGGCGATGATCTCGTGGTCGGGAAAGCGCCCCAGGTGCCACGGCGGGAACATCTTCGATGCCAGCTCGCTCTTGCCGTGCCGGGGCGGCATGAGCAGCATCAACCGGGGCGACAAGCCTTTCGCGACATCTTCCGAGAAGCGCTCCAGCCGGCGGCAGATGTCCTCGTGCACCCACCCTGCACTGTACTTCGGGTTCATGCGCTGCACGAACGGCAGCAGGCGGCGCTTGCTGAGTTGGCGGCTGGCGATCTCGCGCAGCGCGTCCTGCTTCGTGACCGGCTTGGCCGTGGCGATCTGGCTCATAGTTCGACGAGCCTCGGCAGGATGATCATGGCTCATACCCCAGTTGTGCGGTGTCATCGGACACCTCGTTCATGTCCACGTCGATGATCTCCGCACCAGCCTCGCCCTTGATCAGCGCGAGCAGCTGGGCATCGCTCAATCGCTCGACCTTCTGCGTGATGGTGCCATTCACGTTCACGTTCACGTCGACCTTCCTGGGCTCGTAATACCCGCACATCTTGCCGATCTCGCGCCACGCACCAGTCATGGCGGTCGGGTCGGCCTGCAGGCGCGCCATCTCGGCCGCCTCCAGGAAGCCGTCCATGACCTTCTTGCGGGTCATCTGGCAGGCTTCCTCGTAGAGCTTCTTCTCGCGCTCGTACACCTCGATCACCAGCGGGTCCTTGGCCAGCCGGTAGGCGTACGTGCCGCCGTCGCTGTAGCCGGCGCGGGCCGACGCTGTCAGGATCGATTCGCCGGCCGCCCAGTGGCGCACGAACATCGCCTGCATCTCGGTGAGCTTGCGCTTGGGCGATTTGATGGCCTGGGTGCGGGCTGTGGTGGCGTCGACCGCCATCGCCTTGAGCTGGGCAAAGCGCTTCTCCTGGTCGGCTGCCTTGGCCTTGACGTTGGACGCCTTGAGCGGCGTCCTGGGTATCTTGGGTGCCAGGGTGCGGTCGTGGGGCTTCGGACCGGGCTTTTTCTTGGTCGCGGTTACGGTCGCCATTCTGAAGGTGAAGGTGGATTGTGGAATAGCGTCGAATCCTATCTTACTGCCGGGAAATTGTCGAGAAAATTGTGACGTGATCGGTGTTGCGTACAGGGATACGGGGTACTTCGGGCGAGTTCAATTGTGAAAAATTTTGTGAAATTTTTCTACAGAATTTTCATAAGATTTTTTCGTGCTTTCGGTCGTGGGAGCCTCCCTTCCCCGCTCGGCGCCCGAAGTACCCCACTTCGGATTCGCCTCACCCAGAGCGGAGGAAGGGGACCCAAAAGCGCCGCACCCTGCGTGACGCGCAGCGTCTCCTCATGCAGCAGCGACAAACACCGCGTCGCTGCGTCGTGGCGCTTTGTGCGTCAACCACAGAACAGGAGGCCACCATGGCACGCATCACGAAGGCAGAGCTTGAGCAACAGGTCGCAGCGCTGCAAGCACAGGTCGAAGAACTCAAGGCGCAGTTGGCGCGCGAGGCAATGCGCCCAGCACCGCGCCCGGCGTACACCGCACCCGCGTGGCAACAGCAGCGTGCGCAGCAGATGGCGGCAGCGCGCGAACTGGCGATGCGCATCGGCCGCAGCGTGAAGGTGTCGTAGCACGAAGCACACATGCAGCGACGAACACCACGTCGCTGCGTCGTAGTTCCAACCATGAAGCCGAGCATGGTGCTCGGCTCATCAACTCGAAAGGAAACACATCATGGCAACCAAGGCACAACTCGCACAAGCACAGAAAGACATCGCAGCACAACGCGCTAAGCGTGGGGAGAACACGGCACGTGCGGCCACGCATGCACGCAAGGTGCAGCCGGAAGTCCAGCATGCAGACGTCGAGGCTGATGCCGAGATCGCTGCGTTCATGGCGTCGCTGCCCAGCCCCGGCCGCGTGGTCGTCGGCATGATCCTCGGCATCGTGGCCGCTGGCACCGTGGGCTACGGCATCGGCATGCTCATGAGCTACGCGCTCGCGGGCATCGCAACGCTGACCGGCAGCGCAGCGCTCGCATTCATGCTCAGCGTGCTGGTCTGGGTGATCGGCATATACGCATCGTGGAAGATCGGCGGCTATGTCGGCAGCAAGGTGTTCGGCAGCGTCGTGCTGCCCGACGGCTTGGTCAGCAAATGCTGCGCATCGCTGTCGCTTGGTTTCGGCGGCATGAAGGATGTGGTCGTTGAAAAAGCGAACGACATCGGCGCAGTGCAGCGCATGCGCGACTTCACCGGCGCGTTCACGAAGCCGGTGGCAGCATGAACGGCCCCATCGCAGCATTTCTTCAGCACGCGCTGGATACCGGTATGAGCATCGAAGATGCAGCGCTCGGTGTTGTTAACGCGATCGATGCGGAAGCCGCGATCAAGTGCGAGCAGCATGTGCGAGACCGTGCCGAATACACCGGCGAAGCGCAGCGCGAGCGCGAAGCATTCCTTGAGGAGTGCTACTCATGACTCCGCGCATGCAGGCTCGGATGGCGATCACGCTGACGAAGCACAACGCGCACGTTCTCGCGTACTACGCGCATCAACGCATGGCGAGGCACACATGATCATCGAATCCGGCGTCGTCGTGGCGCTGGGTTTGATCTTCATCTTCATCAAACTCAGCTGGCGTTGGCGACTGCGCATGCTCGGTTTTCCAGTGACGTTGGACATCGGAACCTTCGTGTTTTTGAACTGGCTCCACTCGGGCACCTTTTCTGGATTAATGGTCGCCGCAGTCGGTGCGTTGGTGTGCTCAGCACTCATCTCAATCGGCCGCAAAATGTTCGGCTACATCGAACGTGGCAAGTACATCGCAGGTCGTATCAATGTGTACGACCGCATCAAATGATTTATATCGTTTATACCGTTTAGGAGTTCAAATGAACCTCATCACCGAGGACAAACTGGAGCGGCACGTCGCAGCACAGCGTGATGCGTTCGACACAGCGATGCGCAATGCGCAAGAAAATATTCGCTGGCTCAAACACATGAACACTACGGCATCAGCTGTGCTGTACTCGCAAGACGCAGCGCAGTACTACCGCAACGCATCTATACATCTCGTCGCAATGGCCGACGCTATCGATGCCTTCAACAAGGAGCAAACGAAATGAGCATCGTCCAACCGAAGCGCACGGTTCGCATGAACGCCGCGCAGTATCTTGAACTGCTGCGCGCGAGGATCGAACAGCGTCGCGTCGACATCGTCATGCTGTACACGCCGATGAATGCACATGTCCTGCGCGTGCGGGTGCACTAGATGAGCACCGACACATGGGACACATCGGAATTCTCGGTCAACGAAATTCTGTACATGGGCCACGAGCCGCTGGTGTACATCGTCGAGCACACGATCGGCGATGCACTGGCTGACCCGTTCGAATTGATCGCACGCCTCGAAGAAGAATTCGGGCAGCCGATCATCAAGCATAGGAGGCAGGAACCGATGTAGCCGCATCACGTCTTCACCAGCACACGCTGGCGTAGAAGCGCCACGACATGCGCATGGGTTCGAACTTGCCCGAGGGTTTGCGGAGTACCCACCCGCGACAACCCGAAGACGGCGCACGCGAATTCTATCCATCCGCCAACCATCAGTGCACATGCTGCGGCATGGCTCAATGCACGCCGGACGCTGTACCCGGCACCAGTCCACTAATCGATCGAATTTTTCCAGGAGCTTCGCCATGCAATCCATCACCACCATCCACCACAACCTGCCGCTCAACGTTTCGAAGCAGATCGTCAAGTCGATCATCGGCTCCCTCAACGCAACCGCAATCGCCTATGCACGTGGCCATCTCCGTTACAACGCAGTCGAGAACATCGCTGATCGCAAAGATGCAGACAACGTCCCGACCATCGACGACTACAACGACGCACAGAACGCAGTCGATGAAGCGAACTTCCGCAACACCACTGTCGCAGACGGCATGGGATTCGAGGTCCAGATGCAGTCCGGTGAACTGGCCGAGAATTTCATGCGTCTGCGGAATTACTTCGCAGCGTTCCTCGCACAGCATCAAGCCACACAGAACGATGTGCCGCTGTCGATCGCGGAAACCGTGAAGTTCCAGCTCACGCGTCCTGCGCAAAGCAACGACGACATGATCGAAGCACTCGCAGCCGCGGTCGACATCGATCCTGAGATGCTGAAGGCTGCGCAGCTGAAGATGGTCACCGATGACACGGCCGACCTGAAGACCAACGCAGGCAAGGTCATCACCTATCTCGAAACATTCGAGACCTACGCCAAGGATGAAGCGGGCAAGATGGTGCCAGTGTGCGACGAAGACGAGATCTCGATCGAATCAATGTTCGACACACTGCCTGCACATGTGCAGTACAAGCTGATGTCCGCAGCGATTCGCGCACACGACAAGGCAGTGCAGAAGGCATTGATGGCTCTACTGCGTGGCAAGCTCGATGCGGCTGGCGACAGCAAGATGCTGAAGGCGAACCGTGAATCGCTGGTCGCATGGCTGACCACATTCAGCAAGGTCAAGCGCGTGCAGCTCGACGCATACCTCGAACGTGGTGGCGTGCTGCCGGAACTCGAAGACCGTACGATTGTGGGCGCAGCGCCGATCGTCACGAGCACAAGCGAAGCAGCGCCGACGCCGCAAGCGCCAACAACGAAAGGCTCGATGCGTCGCGCACCGCGCCCGGAAGAAGCAGCGAAGTAAAGCACACACGCAGCACTGGCGTCTCATACACGAGGCGCTGGTGCTGCGTTTTTCGCTTTGGCCAGGGGCCTTACGGACTGCAGCACGCACACGAGCACTTTCGACCGCCTTCCAAACTTCGACTTCCGATCGCAACAAACTCTATATATAACTCTTTTTTTATACCTTCTTTTCTTCTATTTTCTATATAAATAAATAAATATTGGAAGAATAGAAGAATAGAGAAAAAGGTAGGAAAATCAAATACTTAGGTCTTCCAATCCCCTTCCAAAATCGGCCATTTTCGTGAAAAAGGCCCATTTTGGAAGGGAAAGGTGTCTGTAAAGATTCTTGGATTTTACAATTGCACTATGGAAGGCGCCCTCGGAAATCGCTATGATGACTCGGCTGTGCGCCCACCACAACACTACAAGAACAGGACCGATCTCCCTATGAAAATCGTGTTTTTGGAGGCCCCGATGCCTCTCACAAAAACGTATGTGCGCCGCCCTGACGGCAGCATCGAGAAGCACCCCTATCCGAACGCATACGAATTTACATCGATCGAGGAGCCCTGCAAGGATCTGAAGGATTTCGAGATTCTGCTTAAAAAACATGCAGCCTTGGGGCACACATTGCTCAAGGGCGAGGTGTCCCGGCCACTGGTGCGTGAGTCAAGGAAGGGCAGCACGGACAGCAACGGGCAGACCGAGTGGATCGTGCTGGACCTGGACGGACTGCCGAACATCTCCAACGTCGAGCAGTTCCTCACGGCCGTTGGTCTCGACAACGTCTCGTACGTGGTGCAGTACTCTGCAAGCTACGGCATCGAGAATCACGACCTGCGCGCCCATGTCTTCATGCAGCTGGCCAAGCCCATGGCGGCGCCACTGCTGAAGCAGTGGCTCATCGACCTGAACCACAAGGTCAGCATGCTGCGCGACGCGATGACGCTGACGAAGACGGCCAACTCGATCTCGTGGGCGCTGGACATCACCGCCTGCCAGAACGACAAGCTGATCTACATCGCACCGCCATTGCTGAAGGGCGGCATCAAGGACCCGATGGCGAGGAAGCCCCGCATCGTGTACGTCGGCAAACCAGCCGCCAAGCTCATGATGCCAGCACAGATTCCATCGACCGAAACCAACAAGGTCAAGACCGACAAGCGCATCAACGAGCTGCGTGAATCGGCCGGCATCCCGGCCCGCAAGTTCACATACAAGATGCTGGGCTCCACGCAGATCATGGTCAAGCCCGACAGCGCCACGATCAGCGAGGTCAAGATCGACCGCGGCTTCGTGTACTTCAACCTGAACGGCGGGGATTCGTGGGCCTACTACCACCCGGAGAACAACCCGGACTTCATCTTCAATTTCAAGGGCGAGCCGACCTATCTCACCAAGGAGCTGCTGCCCGAGTACTGGGAACAAATCACGCAGCAATCGGTCAAGACGACGAGTGGCGGTGTCACCTATCTCACCTTCCTCGACCGGATCACCAGCACCTACTATCGCGGCACTTACGACGCCGGCACCGATGCGCTGGAAATCAACGCGGCCAAGAACGAGACCCAGGTCCGCCACTTCGCCAAGCAACACGGCGTCCCACTCGGCGACTTCATTCCCGAGTGGGACTTGATCTTCGACCCGCATGCAGCACCCGGCACGCCGCGCGTCGACATCGCCAGCCGCACGGTCAACCTGTACGAAGCCACCCGCTTCATGAAGGCTGGCAAGCCGAAGCGTGTCACCACGATGCCGGCGATGATCTCGAAGGTCATCCAGCACGCGCTCGGCGGCGACCCCAAGGTGGTCGACCACTTCATCAACTGGCTGGCCTGCATCCTGCAGTTCAAACAGCGCACGCTCACCGCCTGGGTCCTGCATGGCACCGAGGGCACGGGCAAAGGTACGATCATGCACAAGATCATCCGTCCACTGCTGGGCGAGAAGCACACGGTCATGCGCCACATGGACGAGCTGAACGAGCACTTCAACCACTGGATGGAGAACAAGTTCGTGATCTTCATCGACGAGATCGAGGCCAAGGCGCTGAACAACGAGCGCGGTGTCGCGGCCAAGCTGCGCAACTTCATCTCCGAGCCGACCATCCCGATCCGCGCCATGCACCAGGGCTCGCGCGACGTGGCCAACTTCGGCAACTGGATCTTCGGCTCGAACATGCCCGAGCCGATTGTCATCACAGCGCGCGACCGGCGCTACAATATCGGCGGCTTCCAGTCGCAGCGCCTCGTGATGGGCGAGAAGGAAATGACGAAGATCGAGAACGAGCTGCAGTCATTCCACGACTTCCTGATGACGTACCGGGCCGACGTCGCTCGTGCCGCCACGATCCTCGACACCGAGGACCGCCGCACCCTGATCGGCATTTCCGAGACCAGCATCGACGTGGCCGTCTCGCGTGTGCTGTCCGGCGACCTGGAGTTCTTCGTCGACCAGATGCCGAACGACGACAGCTACAAGCGCAACGCGCTCAAAGCCAGCAAGGTCGCCGACTACCAGGAGGTTCTCCTTCGCCTGATCGACCGCACGAAGGCCGCGCCGGCCACGCATCCGGGTGCCTGCAATATCTCGCGCGACGAGCTGGCCGTCCTGTTCGGCTACACGGTGGGCAACCTGCCGGACACGCCGAACAAGTTCACGTCGATGCTCAAGCACCACCGCATCCACATGACCAAGGTCTGGGTCGACAGCCGCGCGGTCCAGGGCATCAGGACCACATGGCAGGGCGACGTGCAGGTGTTCGACGACCTGCGCGCCATCGTTGAACCGCCGGCAGTGCAACCCAAGAAAGGCGCACTGCGCGCGGTACAGGGAGGAAGGAAGTGAGCCAAGCACTCAACACCATCTTCACCCGCGTTATCCGTACCGATCTGCACCGTCACCAGTGCAATCTGGCCGATGCCACGGACCGGCACGATGAAGTCGCCCAGCGCCGCGCCGAGAAAGGCATCGCGCTGTGGACGTCGAAGCTGCTCTGCCCGCATGCGTGTGTACAGCACAAACGCCTGCGCGTGAATGGCTTCGACAAACACGCATACAAGTGCATCGCCTGCAAGGCATACACGCTTTCAGACAAGGAGCTATGAACATGACCGGCCTCGCCGACCTGCCTGCCGAATTTATCGACGGTCGCGGTATCCGAAAGCCGCTACCGCCAGAAGGCTTTGATGACTTTCGCCTGCAGCTGCTGGTCTCGGCCAGCGTCGGCAAGCTCATCAGCGAGATCGAGCACGCCTACCTGACCAGCGAGGAGATCCGTACGTTGTACCGGACGTTCGACATGACCGAGGAACACAACCGCCCGGTGCAGCGTGCGCTGCGCCTGGAGATCGCCAGCTCGCGCAAGTACACGCGCTTTCGCTTCCCGAATTGCCCGCAGCTCAAGGCATCCATTCACTGGATTCTCACACGTCATTTGTGTGAGACAGTCGGACGGGATCACCTGCTCGATATGCACTGCACGATCACGGTCCCGTGCCTGGGCCGGGTGAACAACACGATGGAATGGAGAGAACATGAAACGCCTCACAAGCAATCAGGTGATCCTGCTGCTGGCAACGTATCGCGGCACGCAGAACCTCGATAGCAGTATCGGCACGCGTGACCGGGATATTCAGCGGCTTGTCGAGCTGGGCCTGCTGGAGAACACGCTCGAGCATGAGCTGACCACAGCCGGCTATGACCGTGTCCAGCGCATCCTGAGCGACGAGCCGCTGCCGACGCCACCCAGGCTGCCGCCGGTTTCGGAGCAGCATCGTGCGCACCTGAAGGAACTGCTGCGCCTGATCCGGCGCCAGGATCATCCTGCATTCCTGCGTCGACTCTTTGAGCTGCGGCGCGAGTATGCCGATCGCGGAATCGACTTCATGTACTTCCTGCGCGCCTCGGACCCGGAGATGGACAGGATCATCAGCGAGATAAACATCGAGGTGCGGGCCGAGGAAGCCCAGGCCCAACAACAGGACAAGGACACACCATGATCACCCAAGAAAAATCGCAGCGCCTGCTGCAGCTTGTCGAAGCTTACCGCGCAGCCGCGGTGGACGAGTCCTGGAAGGGCAGTGGCAGTCCGCTTGACATCCAGATGTGCGAACAGGATCTGGCCAACGCCAAGAACGATCTGGACGCATTCATCGCCTCGATCACGGCGAACCGTGACACGATCCACCTGCCGCAGAACATGCGTCAGGCCCGCGCGATGCTCGCCGTGGCCAGCATGTTCCTGCAGGAGCATGGGCCGAAAAAGCCGCGCAGCGAAAGGGCCCTGCCGCCCGATCCGGATGACCAGAACGATGCGCGTGCCGGCTGGGCAGGTCAGGTCCTTGATCGCTTCCAGATCATCACCGGCGCCGATTCCAGCGACGCCCTATCCGACCTGCTGGCCGATCTCATGCACTGGTGCGACCGCAACAACCAGGGCTTTGATACCGAGCTGCAGCGTGCACGCGGCCACTACGAGGAAGAAACGAAATGAGTATCGAAGAACAAGGTCAGGACCAGCTCCAAGACGTCATCAAGACGCCGCAACGGCTGGCATACGAGGACGCGCAACGTCAGATGGAGGAACGTCTCAACCTTGTACATGGGATGGCCGAGCAGCTGGTCCAGCGCGCCGCTGAAGCCGGCGTCGTGCTGACGATTGAGACGGTCCCGATCGCCGGCAAGCTGCCGGTAATGGGCCAGTCGGCCTATCGCATCGAGGCGCGTACCGGGCGCGAGGTGTACCAGTTCCTGGATGCGCTGGAAAAGGCGGCGATCGCGTCGGAGCAGCCTGCCGAACCGGAAAGTGCACCAAACGAGTGAGCCAGTCGCGCCATAATCACGGTATTGACAATTTTTGCTGAGCACAGTAGTTGCCGTTATATAATTTCCTGCAGGTATTCACAAAGGAGGAAGTCATGGCAACTACTACGCTTATGCAGAACCAGACCAGTACCGGCCCCGGCAACTGGGTCACCATTAACCCGGCCTTGGCCCGTACTATCCAGGCCGTCATCACCGGCTCGGCATCGGTCGATATTGAGGTGTCGAACGACGGCGTGAATGCCGTCAAGGTCCAGACCGGCATCACTGCATCAGGCGGCTACGTCGACAACGATCCGTGGCAGTACGTCCGTGCCAATGTGACGAGCCTGTCGTCGGGCGCCGTGTCGGTCATCATGGGGACGGCGCAATGAAGGCCGCAGGACTGAAGATCCCCGGCGCGCTGGTTCCAGGCACTCTGCGCATCCTCACCGACTCCTCCGGCGCCATCACAGGGTTGATGGGACCGGACGGCAAGCAGTTCTTGGTCGTGTCGTCGTCCGCTCCAAGCAATTCGGACGGTCGTCCAGACGGTACGATCTATATCCAGACGGCGTAAATCATGGGTATCAAGACAAAAAAAGGCGGTGCTTACTCCAGCATCGTGGGCCTATCCGTCAAGAAATCAGGCACCTACGTTGCTGTCCAGGGGGCATTTGTAAAAGTGGGCGGCGTGTACCAATCCATTACTCCCACTGCCGCTGGCTTCCACTTCGTCACGCAACGAAACGGCAGCAATTTCGTATTCGCCTAATAAGGGATTTCCATGCCTAATTTGAACATGACCTCGGCAACGTATGCCGCCAGCGCGACTTCGGGCTTTGGCCAAGCCCTGACTGGTGGCTACGGGGCCACGGCCACTACCGACGTTGTAACACTGGGTTCCAGCTTCTGCGTCGAAGCTCTTGCCAGCATGAGCGCGGTTCCGGCCGCTATCAAGATCGTCGCTGCCCAATACAAAGCATTCACGCTAGGCGTGAATACTTCCGGCTATCCATATGCCACCTATGGGTTTGGCAATACGCAGGTGACGCTGACCGGCTCCTCCAGCATCTGCGATGGCACCGAACGCTGGCTGACCCTGGAGGTGGACGTCAATGGCGGCGGTAAGCTTTACGTCGGTGCGACGGGCGGCGGTGCGGCCACGCTGGTGGCGTCGAGCACAGTCACGCCCCAGCAGGCCGGGGTGACGTATGTGATCGCGGTGGGTGCATCGGGTGTCGCCATGGACGTCGGCAGCTTCCGTAGTTCCGGCTCGACCACGAACGACTGGACCTCGGGCACGATTTCCGAAGTGGCTCTGTGGCAGGCGGTCCGTACCGTTTCCGGCGTTTACACCCCGCCGACTGCGCCTTATGCCGGGACCGAGCAAGACCTCAAGGCACTGTGGCACCTTGACGGCAATGGCACCGACAGCAAGTCGGCAAACGGTGCCACAGCAACCGGCTACACAGTGAGCTGTCCGACCGTCCTGGGCTATAACGTCGCCAACCAGATCAGTGTCATCGCGAACGGCTATCTGGCTTCGCCTGTCGTCGTCACACTGACGGGCTCGGGCGGCTCGGGAACCGTTAGCGGTACCGCCACACTTCCTGCCGGCGCCCCGGTGCGGCAACACATCACTTACACGCCGACTTCATCGGTCGGTTCGCGCAAGCTGACGTTCACGAACAATGGCGGGCTGGCCAACCCCGCCGTGCGCGATGCCTTCGCCATCAGTGGCGGTCGCATCGTAGCCAACAACGCGAATATCATCTACAGCCCGTATAACTGGCTGGTGGACACGAACGGCGCGAAAACGGTCAATGCAGGTGCGTACTTCCGTACGATTTTCAACGGCACCTATGCAGAGCTGGAGTTCGACACTTCGAACAACGCCGGTCCGCTGCCGATGATTGCCTATAGCCTGGATGGCGGTCTCTGGGTACGCAAACGCATCGCGTCCTCAGTGACGATCGACATCGATCCGGCGAACTGCGCTGCGAATCACAGCCTGGTGGTGATTGTGGATGCGATGACGCAGCAGGCAGCAGGTCTCAACCGCTGGTCCGGCACGCAGCAGGCCGGCGTCATCTTTAAGGCGATCAAGGTTTCCGGCTCGACCTCGTTGCGACTGCCCCAGCGCCGCGACAAAAATGCCATTCTGTATGGCGATTCAATTTCCGAAGGCATCAACGTTATCAGCTTTGCGCAAAGCAATGCGGTTCAGGATGACATCGTTTGCAATAGCTCGACAAGCACCTGGGCATACGAGCTGGGCGTGCGTCTGAATGCCGAAATCGGTATCGTCGCTTTTGGTTCGCAAGGCTATACGGTCGGGGGTTCGCTTGGCGTACCGAATCTCGCCAGTGCGTATAGCTTCATGTGGAGCGGCCAAGCGCGAGACTTTTCCACTTACCCGATCGATTATGCGATCATTTGCCACGGGACGAATGACGGCAGCGCCAACACTCAGGCCAACGGCCTGACAGTCGTCAACGCGCTGCTCGCTTCAAGTTCGAAGGCCATGGTCTTCGTATTCCGGCCCTACGGTAGCGGCCCGGCTGGACTGCAGGCTGCCAACTTGCAAGCGATTGTTTCGGGCTGCAACGACCCGACGCGCGTACGCTATATCGACACCAACGGCGTCTGGAGTACTGCCGACTCCTTCGATTCGACCCATCCGGTCGCGTTCGCGCACATGGGCCTCATCATGCCAAAGGCCCTGACCCTGACGATGAATCGAGGTGTCAGGGCGGCCCGCACGGTGACGTCGACCGTGGTCGATGCGACCGGTACGCCGCGCGCCAACTTGACCGGCCTGAAATGGACTTATTTCGACAAGCCGAATCCAAGCGCTTTCGATACCATCACGGACAGCGGAAGCGGCGCGACTACGGATGCAAACGGCGTCCTCACTCTCACGGTCAACTCTGTCCAAGGCGCGGGTGCGACCGGCTTCTTGGTGCTGTCGGACAGCGACGGCACGACGACACAAAGTCCGGCAGCGAAGGCGTTCAGTGCGCCTGTAACCCTATCGTGACCCGGCTCGGAACAGCCGCCATCCAAGGCCGCCTTCGGGCGGCTTTTTCACAAGGCCAAAAAGACATGAGCGCAATCATCAAGCAATTCGGAGACTGGGCTGTTGAACTCGCACCGGACAACGTCCCGCACACGGTCCCGGTGAACGACTTCGGCGAGCACTTCTGGGACGAATGCCCATGCCATCCGAAGCTACTGGATGGCATGTGCGTACACAACAGCTATGACGGCCGCGAGGCGTTCGAGACCGGACGCCGCCAGCCGTCATGAAAGGAACCAAGATGGGCTACGACATTCCGGTCTTCACGAAGCAGCCGCCGGCCAGCCCAGCCGACAAGCCGATCACGGCCCGTGAACTGAAGCGCGCCATCAAAGGCGACAGGATGACGCCGGAACAGGTGGATGACGAAGTCAAGATCGTCGCCGGCCATCTGGCATTCCACCGCACGCGGCGGGCCCGGCTCGAACAGGAGCTGCGCGACCTGACGCGCATGTACCGCAAGCGCCTGGACGAGATCGGCGAGGACATCGGCCAGACGCAGCAGACCATCGATGAACTCACCGTAATCCGCGCGCGGCTCTACGACCGCCGCAACTACAACAGAAAGAAGGAACATGGACGAGAGCATCCGCCTGAAGATCCCGAAGCCACCCGAGGAAAAGAATGAACCGAAGAAGGCCGGGTCTGGTGTACCGGCTACGCCTGTGCCCAGAACTACGGGCAAGAAGTCGACGAAGTCGACGAAATCGACGAAGCCACCGAAGCGCTGGCAGGTGATGATATGAAGCCCAGGACTGCAACCGGTAGTGCGATCCGCCGCGCGTACCGCGAGGGCCGGCAGGCGCCGCCCGGCACGCTCAACCCGTACTTTGACGGGTCGTTGCGGGAACACTGGTCACGCGGCCATCGTGACCGCTGGTTATTCGGCATGGATGCCGATGGCACGCACAAGGCCCGCGGCCTCTTGGCCGCCAAATTGCTGATCGCCATCGGCGCATCAGCTATTATTTACAGCTTCATCAACGCGCTCGGCGCATAACATTGAATAGAAAGCACGACATGAGCAATTCGCAAAATCCCGCAGCTATCCTCGCCGCCCTGTTATCGGGTCTGTCCAATGGGAACGTCCGGGTCGTCGACCTGGAACTGGACCCGAGCCGCAGTTTCGACGAGCAGTTCGGCGAAATCGAGGCGCGCATTGCAGCCGCCGAGAAGGAAGCCGCCGAGCATCGTGAAGTCTGCAGCACATGCCGCGAGCTGTACGAGGCGACGCAGAAAAGGGCAGCAGCAGCCCAGGCGGATGAGGATAGAGTCGATGAGCGCGCCGCCGGTTTCAACCCGGCGCCGAATGCAGCCTACGGCATCGGCGATTTCAATGCGGAGTTGATGAAGAAAGCCGTGGAAGGTGCATCGCTGAAGGGTGCCGATACCAAGCCAGTGTTCCACGAGATCGGCTTCATGGCTTTCCTGCGCGGCAAGCCGATCCTCCAGTCGTTCCGTACCGATCGCGCCGACGTCGAGAAGGCATACCACGCCTTCGTGAACGATCCGACGGTCGTCCTGATCAACGGCATGATGGGTATCGATGTGCGCGTGGAAGCCAAGTACATCGAAATCCGCCCGGTCTACGACAAGCGCTAATCCACCATCTGCGGCCGCGTGCCTTCGGCACCGGCCAGGAGCATCCCATGTCACCTGTCATCCAGCGCGCCTCGAAAGCCGAGGCCGACGATTTCCCGCGCACCGACTGGTTCGGGCCCGAGACCAAGCCCACGGTGCCGGGCGAATACGAGGCCCGCACCGGCGGTGGGCATGTCTTCCGCCGCAAATGGACCGAAAAAGGCTGGATCAACTCGATCACCGGCCTCGTGTCGAACGCACCGCTCGACTGGCGCGGCGTGCAGCCATACAGCGTGACAATCGCGCTGTATCCGATGACGCTGCGCGGCCTGCTGCACGTACCGAACGATACCGCATCGCTTTCACGACCTACTCAATAAGGAGAACACCATGGCCCAAGACACCACACCCGCAGCATCCGGCATCACCGCCGCCCATCTCACCCCGGTCCAGGTACGCAGCGCGCTGGAGACCTTGATCGAACTCAAGCGTCCCGGCTTCGTCTGGGGCCCGCCTGGGATTGGCAAGTCGGACCTGATCGCCGACATCGCCAAGAAGCGCGGCATGGAGCTGCGCGACGTGCGCCTGAACCTGATGGACCCGACCGACATCAAGGGCTTCCCGGTGCCGAACGTCGAACACGGCCACATGGAGTGGCTACCGGCCGACTTCCTGCCGCACATGGAGATCGAGCGCGAAGTCCTGGTCGACAAGGATGGCCAAGTCGTCGTCGAGAACGAGGATGGCAAGCTGGTGTATGAAGACGGTGCGCCGTATAAGCTTAAGGGTGCGCCGAAGTCCGAGATTCGCAAGGTGCCGAACGACTCGCAGGGCATCTTGTTCCTCGACGAGCTGAACCAGGCGCCGCCGATGGTGCAGGCCGCTGCCTACCAGCTGCTGCTGACCCGCAAGGTCGGCGGCTACACGCTGCCGGATGGCTGGGCCATGTTGGGCGCTGGCAACCGCGAGACTGACCGTTCGAACGCGCAGCGCATGCCGGCCGCGCTGGCTCTGCGCCTCGTGCACATCGACATGATGCCGAGCGTCGATGATTGGTGTGCTTGGGCGCTGGAGAATGCTGAGCAGGTGCCGGTCGAACTGCTGTCGTTCATCCGCTTCAAGTCGGACCTGCTGCACAAGTTCGACCCGAGCCGCCGTGTGTCGCCAAACCCGCGCTCGTGGGTGTTCTGCGGTCAGCTGACGAACGCCGGTCTCGATCCGGAAATTCGTCTCGCCATGATGCAGGGCACCGTCGGCGCGGCCGAGGCGTCCGAGTACGTGGCCTACCTGGGTATGTGGCAGGACTTGCCGAGCGTCGAGCAGGTGAAGCTCGATCCGGACGGCACGCCGGTCCCGGCCAATATTTCGGCCAAGTTCGGCATCATCGGCTCGCTGGCCCGTGCCAACACGAAGGATATCTATCCGCGCCTGAAGAAGTACATCGACCGTATGGATGCCGAGTGGCAGATCCTGTTCCACAAGGACGCGTTGGCGTACAACCGCGACTTCACTGGTACGCGCGAGTGGCAGCAGTTCGCCGTGAAGCACTCGCACTTGCTGGCATAAGCCATGGAAGCGCCGAACGCCGACGCGACCTGGACCACGGCCGACGGCCGGGCACTGGTGATCAAGTGGATGGACAGTCAGCACATCGCCAATTCGATCAATATGGTCATCCGCAAGAACAATCTGAAGAAAGTCGATGCGTCGATCATGCTGGAGCTGAGTGGCGTCGATCCGCACAAGGCGGGTCACCGAGCCTTTGCATTCATGGGCCAGGAGCTGCGCGACCGCGGGCTGTTCAGGTGGGGTTCGGAGCTGCCAACGATGGCGCCGCAGCTCGAACGCCCGGACATGCGCGAGTCGTTCGAGCAGTTGTGCCTGATCCGGGCACTGATCGATACCGGTAAGTCTTGGCCGGGCACCACGTCGTTTTATGATGCGATGAGCTGCATCCGCTATCAGTTCGAATCGGCGATCGTCAATCTCGAGAACTGCGTTCGCCGGCAGGGATTTGGATACGCGATCGCGAACGAAATTCTGGCGAAGTACATCGAGTACCGGCTGGCACCACGGGTGAACCCATGACGCGCGAGTTGCCGTCCTGTCCGGTCGTCGAGAACGAAGTACAGGCCATCGCGCTCGGCAAGGCGCTGGCCAAGGTGCTGCACTTCGACGAGCTGTGGGTGCTGAAGGTCTTTCGCGGCACCGTCAATACCTACCAGACCGGGCCCGAAGTTCTGAACAACGAGCTGCAGTCGATGTGGGCCGACGGGCTAACCGGGGATGAGCGCGAGCGCATCCTGGCCGAGTATGTCCTCGCGAGGCTGACATGAGCACACCACCGGAGCTGACCAGCAGGGAAGCGAAGCAGGATCTTCTCACGGCCGTAATGGATATGACCGGCGTCGTACTTCTGGAACTTAACAGCCTGAATATCAATGCGGCGAACCACTGGCTGGTTCATAAATGGGACATCTACTTCACGCCCGAGCAGCAGGAAGCAATCCTCGTCGAATTTACGATGCGGAGGTTGACGAAATGAGGGCGCCGTACCGTCTAACAAAATAAAGGAGTTGTGATGAGCGCACTACAAGAAAAAGCAATGCTGGTCGGCCTGTCGATCAGCGCCTGGACCGCCAGCAAGAAGGACAACAAGGCCAGCGAATCCGCCAAGGCACAGGCTGGGGCGAAATCGTCGGCCGGCTGGTTCAACAAGCGGCTGGTCGATCCGGCCGCATTGCAGCCGATCAGTAAGCTGGAGGGCCGCATCCGCGACTTCCACTATCGCTATACGCTGCCGTGGTCCGACAATGGCGACCGTGTGTTGCCCGGTGCCGCGTACATGGACTACATGGACGGCCTGCGCAAGCTGAAAACCGAGTTCGAGAACGAGGTGGCGAAGTTCGTCGCCGATTACCCCCAGCTCGTACAGAACGCGCGCGAGATCCTGGGCGCCATGTACGACCCGAGGGATTACCCGACGGCCGAATCGATCGCTGCGCGCTTCTCGGTCAACACGACATTCTCGACCGTGCCGGACGCCGCGGACTTCCGCGTCGACGTGGGCGACGAGGCGGTCGCGGCGATCAAGCAGAATATCGAGCAGAATGTCCAGCAGCGCCTGCACGGCGCCACACGCGAGTGCTGGGATCGGCTGCACGAGGTTGTGGGCGCGATGGTGATTCGCCTCGCCGATGATCAGGCCGTGTTCCGCGATAGTCTCGTCGAGAACATCGAGACACTGGTGCGCATCCTGCCCAAGTTGAACATCACGAACGACCCGAAGCTCAACGCGGTGATGGCCAAGATCCGCGATTGGCTGATCGTTTCGCCCAACAGCCTGCGTGCGTCGCTCGATTTGCGCCGCAAGACGGCCGACAAGGCTGCGGAAATCCTGGCGGAGATCGGCCCATGGATTACGCCGACGACGACGCCGTAAGGCGTTATGAGATGTGGGAGATGGCGCTGATCGCACTGCACGGTGATGCCGATTCGACGATAGAAGCAACCGGTACTCTGGGCTGGGTGCATCTCGGAACGCTGCTTGGCGATTCGTCGATCACGCGCATGAAGCGCGAGGCGCTGATCAACGCGGCACGGATCGAAGGCGACGCACATCTTCCACGCATCCAGAAGGCGTTTCCGGGTATCGACATCGTGCCGCTGGTTCAGGCGTTGCGCGTGAAGTTCGTCGAGATACGGCTGAGAGTCACGCGATGATTCCGGACAGCGAGGAGGTGCACGAGATCGCGCTGGCCATGTCGAATGCCGCGCTACACATGCGCGACTCTGACGTGGTGCAGTTCTACTCTCTGCATGGTATCGACGGCCTGTGGCACCTTGCAATCGACATCGTGGAGCAAGGTCCGCAGAATAATATGGAGCGTCGTATCATCGCCGAGGCCATGGTCCGGCGCCTGGAAAGGAAATAATGGACAAGGAGATGAAGATCGTCGTGAAGGCCGCGATCAAGCGCGGGTGGAAGCTGGTCACGGGTGGCAGGCATTACGTGCTGAAGCACCCGACCGGCATCAAGGTCCAGGTATCGATGTCGCCGTCGGACAAGAACGCCCATCGGCAGCTGGAGCGCCGGCTGCGCTACAGGGAAAAGGAAATCGCAAATGCCCACTGTGAGGGAAATGCTGCTGGCGGTCCGTGCCGATCAAGCTGCGTATGATGCGTGGCGCACGGCGATCGAATACCTGGCATTCGGTGTCGACCAGGATATGCTCCTGCCTGAGTGCATCATCGATGCGATCAGCGACGAGGTGGACGGCACACCCGCGCTTCTGTACGGGTCGCGTGCCGCGACGCTCGCAACGCTGTATATGCTCGGCTATGGCAAGTACCGCGACATCGTCACGGCGAAGATGGTCGAGATGAGGTTGATGCCATGAACTTAGCGGATAAATGGCGGGCGATCATCGCTGCGAAGAAGCAGGGCGGCGAGATCACCTACAACGGTGACAAGGTCTATGTCGGTGGCCGCTGCGTGTATTCGCCGGACGCAGTCGAAGACCAGGAGCTGTTCACCGACGACGAGGAGACGCGGCTATGGGCCTATGCCAGCGCGCTCGACGAACTGGCCGAGGAGAACCCGTGCTACCACTCGAATTACAACCTGTGGCAGCACTGGAACAAGCGGATGCGGCTGTGGTGGATCGGCGTGATCGAGAAGCAGGCCCAGGATGGCAAACAGACGATCGGCGTGGACGTGGTCTTGCGTGCGGTCGAGATACGACTTTCAAGGAGCAGGGAATGAGAACCTTCCCCAATGGAATATACATCGGTCGGTATAAGGGAGTGAACTTCTACACTACCGGTGGCACCATCCAATGTCTGTTCGGATGGATGCCGATGGAGTTCAGTTCGATCCATGCGTTTAAATGTGCCGTTACTCGGCGTGAAAAAGAAGAGGACTGACATGAACAAGCCAGTAGTTCAAGCGCCGTGCCCGCGGTGCGGTACGCTCCATACACGCAGCGAGTACAAACCCCACATCGAGAAAGGGCGAACAGTGCTCGGTCCACATGACGTGAAATGTTCGTGCGGTCTGGAGCTGCGTTGGCGCGTCCCGCTGTTCAAACAAACCGAGTCTGGCTATGTACTCGGTTTGCTGCGATTCGACGAGACGCCCTTTTTCGAGGATACGAAATGAACAAGCAGGCATACGACAAGATCACCAAGGCGCGCACGACGCTGCTCATCGACCAGCCATTCTTCGGCACGCTAGCGATGCGCCTGGAACTGGTGCAGGACCCAAGCATCCAGACGCTGAATGTCGATGGAAAGACGATGCGCTATAACCCGGACTTCCTCAACGCGCTGCCGAACGACGTCGCTGCGTCGGCCGTGGCGCACGAGGTCATGCACTGCGTGCTGGAGCACTGTGGCGCGTCTGGGCGCGGGATCAGCCTGAATCCGGAAAAGTGGAACTGGGCCTGCGACTATGTCGTGAACGACATGCTGGTGCAGTCCGGCTTCAAGCTGGGCGAAGGCTGGCTGCACGACACGCAGTATCGCGGCAAGACGGCCGAGCAGATCTATTCCATGATCCCGGACCCGCCGCCCGGCAGTGGTGGCGCGCCGAAGCCGAACCAGCCAGGACCGCTCGACAAGGTCTTGCCCGGCCCGACTGACCCTGCCATGCAGCAGGCCCAGGCCGCCGACTGGCATGTCGCCGCGCAGCAGGCCGCTGCAGCCGCTAAGGCGGCCGGCCAGCTGCACGAATCGATGGAGCAGTTCATCGAGAAGGCCAGCCGTAACAAGGTCGACTGGCGCGAGCAGCTGCGCCTGTTCGTGATGAACGCCGCGAAGAACGACTATTCGTGGCAGCGCCTGAATCGCAAGATGCAGGCGGCCGGCTATTTCCTGCCGGGCCTGTACAGCGAGGAGATGGGGCCGATCTTCATCGCGTCCGACGAGTCCGGTTCCGTGAGCCAGAAGGTCGTCGAGGCGTTCGCCGCCGAGAT